CAGGAAAAGTTGGACAATTTGCCTCCAGAGGGTGTGGCGGCTATCTCTGGATTGACAATGGATGAAGTCCAGGATGCCTTGCGGTTATGGCAAGCCAAGCGTGAGCAAGATAAGTCGCTGACTTTTCCGCAAGTGTTATGGCTAATTGGATCCAACGCCAATACGCAGGTGCGCGTGGATTTTCAAGGGTTCTCGCAAATCCCGGAGCAGTTTGACCGCAAGGTCGTGGTGGAGCAATACGTTCAGACGCTAGCGCTGGCTTTTGGTGTGGACGTGCGAGAATTTTGGTCCCTCACGTCCGGAGGATTGGGTACGGCTGGTGAGAGCGAAGTGCAACATCTCAAAGCCAAGGGCAAAGGTCCAGGTGAATTCCTATCGATATCAGAGCGTATGTATAATGGCGAGTTGACTGGTTGCGAGTTCGCTTATGACACGCAGGATATCGAGGAAGATGCCAATGCGGCTGCCGTAGCCAAGGCTTGGGTGGATGCTTACTTGCCTCTGTACAATCTACAGCCAGCTGGCCAGCAAGGTGGCGCGGTACCTGACGCTGGAGAGGTTGTTGGTAAAGCTAGAGGCAATCCAAGACCAGACAAGCCCAACGGTGCTCCTACGCTGCCTACGCCCATGATACAGGGTGTCAAAACTGGCGGCAATATGGAGTCTATGTCAGGTGGCCAGCAAAAGTCTGCGGAGCAGGTGATTACCAAAGTGCAATTTTTACGGCTCTTGGCAGATCGTGGCGTCATTCCCGATTGGATGGTAAATGACGAGCGTATTATGATAGAAGACACTGATGTCCATAACCTGGGCCAGGGTTATAAATCGGCTGAGCCATTCCACACGGATGGTGACCCAGACGACACCACGTGTATTTTCTGGGAGAAAGGTGTGCTGAAAGAGCGCAGACTGCCAGCTATCATTCTCAACAGCCGTCCACGAGAGATTGACGTACTGGACGTGGAAGTGGTTGATGGCGTGTATACAGAGCAGAAGGCACTTCCTATTCCAGCTGAGTCCATCGATTTTACCACTATCCAAGGTGCGCTATCTTACTTGCGTGCCAAGGAAGCGGAGATTTTGGGCACGACCAGTAAGATACGCGGTGAGCCGATACCAGAAGCGGAGGCATCCAGAGGTTCACGCCCAACGCGCAAGGTTGTTCAAGAGGAATTAGAGCGCTGGCGCAAGCATCCAGTGCTAAGCGCTTACGTTCCATCAGTTGAAGAAGAAGCGGCTATAATCGAGGGATTGTCATGAAACTTACTTTGCGGTTCAAAGGTGGAGAAGGTTCTGGTAATTTTGGTCACGAAGGTCGTCCCGGAGAGGTTGGTGGGTCAGCACCGAGTGACAGTGGCTCTGTGAAGCCAGAGGTCAAGAAGGGTGATACGTTTGTTATGGGTTCTCGTAAGGGTTCCATAGCAGCTGGTACCAAGGTTGAAGTTAGCTCAGTGCTCTATGATCGAGAGGCTGAAAAGTATTACGCATTGGTTCATCCTTATGCCGATAATCGTGGCCGTATGGTTATTGACGAAGGAAATGAACGCGTGTACCTCGATGACTTGAAACCAGCGCCAGATTTGGGTAAGCTGGATTTGGGCGGTGACTGGGTCAATACCACTAAAGGCAAACTGCCAGCTTACGAGTTGACGCGTAATGACGTCAAAGCTACGTTGGTGTTTTCTGAGAATGCGTGGGCTGTATCATTTGCCGCTACTAAAGGCTCTGATAAGGTATTGTGGTCACCCAGAGAATTTACTTGGGATGGCTATGAGACGGCTGCCCGCTATGCCGCAGAGTCGATTGATTTGTATAAAGATAAGTTATACGCAAAACCCAAGCGCACGCGGCGCACAGGTGGTCGTCAAGCTGGCAGAGATTATTCTATCTACGACTAGAGGCTAAATGAAACTGCGATTTGTCCAGCGCAGCCCGATTGTCAAAGAGTCCTACAAATCGAGTGCTATTGTGGCATTCGATTTGAATGGTTCTGAGTTGGGCGCTAACGTGGCTAGTAAAGCGTTGGCAGCTAATCCTCACATTACCTTGGTTTATCTAGGTGACGTCACTCAATTAGATAAAGATGCCGTGTCACAAGCATTGACCTCGTTTGGCGCTAGGCACGCTGGTATATCCGGTGAGTTCAATGGCTTCGCACTATTCGCAGCCACGTCTGATAATGATAATTCCTCTCCAGTGGTGGCGTTATTTGACAGCGCAGCGTTGCCAGCCTTCAGACAAGCGTTGCTAATGACCTTACGTGCAGAGCTAGCTATGGAATTGACTCAGAATCATGGTTTCACTCCGCATATGACATTAGGTTATACCGATGATTTATCTATCGAGTTACCTAGCAGTTCTGTCACGTATCCCAAGACCTTCAATGAGTTAGCGCTATTTTGGGGTGATGAAATTAGTCACTATCCTTTATCCGGTGACGTGGTGGAGAAAGAAGTACCACTCATGGATGACAATTCTAAGTCAGCGCTAGTGATTGAGCGGGTTGCGCTATTCCAGGGTGACTCGGATGCCTTGACAGAACGGCTGTACAATGGTGATATATCCTTGGGTGAGTGGGAAGAGGGTATGAAGGGCATGATAAAGAGCCTTCACACGGCAACTGGCGCTATCGGTAAAGGCTCTTGGGCAGACCTATCAAAAAGCGATTGGGGACGCATTGGCGCAGAGGTCAAATCGCAGTATCGTTATCTACACGGATTTGCCGAGTATATAGCCACTAATCGTGAGGACGTGTCGCTAGAGGCTCTACAAGCCAGAGCTAGAATGTATGGCAATGCCTCTCGTTATACGGCTGCCTTACTGCAGGCAGGACCGTTCGCTGGCGGTACGCGGCGCAAGAAAGGCTCTATACCACCCTTGCCTTGGATACCAGGTGACGGTAGCACTGAGTGCTTGGTAAATTGTAAGTGTCGTTGGGAATTATCCGAGGTTGGCCGCAACGACAAGTTCAAGATGATAAAGGCTGTATGGCATATGACCCACGCAGAGCATTGCGAAGATTGTCCTGACCGCCAAGGTCACGAGGAATTCCGCAAGCTGCCGCTGGATATGGATGTGCCGCAGTTTATCGGTATGGTGTAGTACATATCTAGAGAGGATTATCATGAAGCCCAGAGTCACTGTTCATAAAGAAGCCGATGGTCGCTGGCTAATCAGAGCCGTCTCCACCGCTGCCATCAAAGATCGTAGCAACGAGACGTTTGACACGGAAGCTATGGACTATGACGCTGAGATGGCACGCGTAACTGGCGAGTACCCAGAATTCCGTGTATTTCATAGCGGTAAACTAGGTATTGGAAAAGTTGAGAAGATGGAGCGTGTTGGCATATTCGCAGTGGATACAGGCCACTCGTATGATGATCCATTTTCAAACTGGGTATGCGAGAATTGGTTGGCCAAGAACGATGGCAAGTGGCGCGTCAGCCGCGGCTTTTACGTTATAGAGGCTAAAGGTGATTGTCCATCGTGCGGCTCTGGCTTGGTGGTCTCCAAGGAACACATGCAGGTTGGCTTCCGTTGCCCGGTTTGTAAGCAAGTACATATCTCATACAAGGGAGTGCTAAAGGAACTGCACTTTCGCAAAACGAGGACATTCGATGTCACGGTCACCGATATCCCATGCGTTCCGTTCACGGGTGTCTCAGCTTCAAAACCTTTATTGGAGGATGTCAAAATTATGACCAAGGAAGAACTGCGCAAGCGTTTGAAAGAGGCTGGTGTGCCGGAGGCTATGATTGATGCCCGGCTGGCCCAGCTATCGGACGCCCAGCTGAAAGAGTTTGATGGCATCCCTGACGCTGTCCTGCTGAAAGAGTTTGGCGAGGATAGTGGCGAGGAAGACACCCAGACGTTCACGCTGGACACGGACGTGCTGAAGCAATTCAGCGATATCGTTGATCAGCGGCTCACCGCGTTGCTGCCGGAAGCCTTGAAAGAGGTCTTGAGCCAGGTTGAAATTGATCTGTCTGCCGAGGATGGGGTCAATCTCAAGGAAGTGCCCGGCATCGATGCGCTGACCGAGAAACTGGACGCGCTGACCGATATGGTCACTGCGCTGAAAGAGGCTCTGGAAACTGACGAGCGCCAGCGGCTGAAAGAAGTCGTGGAAGCCGCTCCGCGCAACGGCAAGCTGCGCATCATGCGCTTCAAGCAGGATGCCGCGTGCAAGCCTGGGTCCAAGAAGGCTGCCAAGCCGTTCACGGATGACATGGATGATGAGGAAGATGACGAGGATATGGCCGAAGAGAAAGAAGAAGCTATCCTCGACATCGAAGGCAATGCCGCCAGTTCGATGACCGAATTTATCCTTGGAGGTGGGAAGTGAAAGTAAAGAATGGTAGAACCCGCACGGTTGGCGGCGTCCGGAATAAGGAACTGGCCACCCTGGGTAATTATATTGGTAATGCGATTGTTCAGGCCCAGCAGGGCTCAGCGCGTGGCCAGGCAGTGGCTTTCAAAGAAGCCTCCATCACCCTGGGCACTTCCTCGATTTATGGCCGCAATTCCATCTTTGACCCTTGCTCACCCGGAGACATCTTCGGTTTGCAGGTCCAGACGGTTGGCCTGATGAACTGGCTGGGCTGGCGGCCCAACAAGTTCTATCGCAGACGCGTTGATTTCATCCCCTGGTATGGCCCGCAGGGCACCGTGGGTGGCAGCCCTACCTCTGGCGCTGGCGCTCCGTGCGCTGACCCCAACGGCTGGGAATATGCTGTTTGCGGTTATGAACTGACCCACACCTCGTGGTATCATCGCGCTGGTGAAGGGCTTGACCCGCACACCACCGTGCAAGAGCGCTGCGAGACGGCTCCGCGCTATCGGCTGAACGGTGTTCAGATTATGGATGACGTTGAGTGGCAGATGAACGGCATCATGAACGTCATGAAGCAGGACATTCAGCGTGGTCAGATCCACGGCAGCCACAACAACGCCAATGAAATGGATGGCCTGGAAAGTCTGGTGCGCACCACCTATCTCAATGATAATGGCGAAGCGTGCCCGCAGATTGGCGCTTCGATCATCGACTGGGCCCACGATAATCTGGATGGTGAGGTGAATAACCTCGGCAACATCTTCGATTATCTGGATGAACTGGTTACTGAGATTGAGTGGCGTGCCAGCGCTATTGGCCCGATTGCCGAAGCGGATATGATTCTGCTCACCAGTCGGTTCATGGCCACCAAGCTTCTGGATGCCTATTCCTGCTACACCATTTGCGGTGTGACGGATGCCACCAACATTTCAGACCAGGCTCTGCGTGCCCAGGCGCGTGAATCACGGCGCAGCCTCAACGCTGGCCCTCTGTACGATGGCACCACGGCTGTTGGCTACATCCAGCTGAAGTCTGGCCGCAGATTGCCCATCATCGTGGATGACGCCATGGACATTTCCAAGAATGCCGCTACGACCTGGTGCACGGATATCTATCTGCTGACCCGGCGCATTGGCTCTATGGACGTGCTCTATGGTGAGTACCTCGATTTGAGTCTGTACCAGAGCCGCATCCAGAAGGCCATGCCCGGCTTCTCTGTTCGCGTTGAACAGGGTGGCCGCTTCGCCATGAAAGGTAAAGAGGGTAACTGGTGCGTCAAGTTCCAGATGGGCACCAGCCCTGAAATTTACCTTTCTGCGCCATGGGCCCAGGCCCGCATCCAGGACGTGTGCGTGACCCGCATGCGCCAACCTCTCACTGGTGATCCGTTCCAGCCGGAGTATATGCCCGGTGGGGCACCGCTGCACCTCGCAGCGCCTGACGTGTAATCCTCCAGCCAGTTCGGTTTTGCACCTCTTCTCCCGAAGGACTAACAGCGCTAATTATGGCGCTGTTAGTCGTTTATACACAAGTTTAGTAATATAAGTGAGGTATTTATGGGCTATTCCTATGAGGTGGTGGATTATCAATCTTTTGGTGCGCAATTATTGGATACCTATGATTTGGATCCATTATACGTAATTCTAGCCAACTCTGATTGGCCTGAGTCCACTATGAAGCGCTTTATGCTGGCTTACTGGATATTTTACAGCGCTGGCGTGGCGTGTCGTTGCGCAGAGCGTTCTGGGAATAGCTTTTATAAGGCTCTATATGCTGAGGATATGGCCCACGCACCCAGAGGTCACGAGCGCAGACATATGCGTGGCCAAGCCTTTATTGATACCGTTTCAGGCCTGCATAACTATGGTAGTCCTGAAAAAGTGGTGGACGCTATGACGAATGGCAATGATTTCCAGTCGATATCGGCTGCCGCTCAGTCATTCCGAGGATTTGGGCCATGGATAGCGTGGAAAATAGCGGATATGACAGAGCGTGTTCTGCAACGTTCTGTGGACTTTTCCAACGCAGAGATTGGCGTATATCGTGACCCAGTAAAGGGCGCAGCCCTTATTCGTTTTGGTGATCAGCACCATCCGATAACGAGAGATGAACTTCACGAGACGTTTGCCGTGTTACAGAGCGATTTTGATAATTATGTGGCTCCGCCATACGCTGACCGCAAGGTAAATATACAAGAGCTTGAAACGATTGCGTGCAAGTATAAGTCGCATGTCAATGGTCACTATCCTCCAGGCAACGATACGTTGGAAATTATGCATGGTTTACACGGTTGCGGTGACTTAGCTAGTTGCCTGGAATATTGGCTTACACCTTATTATGAGTTGTGGAGGAATAATGACTGACGAACCTAAGAAGCAAAAGCAATTTGAGTTGGAACAGGCTGTGGACGCTGGAGTGGATGAGAACGGCGAGTTCAAGATGATTCCGCTGGCTATGGTCAAGGGAGGCCAACTCAGGCCATTCAAAGTATACACCAGACCTATGCGCCACATTGTCAATTCCTCTAATCCAGCGGTGCGCGGTTGGTATAAGAGCAAACACGAACCCAGCCGGGTGCGCCCACGTCCATGCTATACCGAAGCCCTCTTGACGACACCGTATGGCGGGTTCTGCCATATCGGTTGTAAATTCTGCTATGTAGATCATGGCACCAGAGGCTATCGCGCTACGGGCATTTCCACCGTCAATCCTGATTACCCTGACTTTATGCGTAAGCAGGTGGAAAAGATGACTGTTAGCGGCGCAGCGTACATGTCTAGCTTCACAGAGCCGTTTCAATTACTAGAGGATAAATACAACGTGACGCAGCGTTTGTCGCAGGTGTTCGTGGATCATAACCTGCCTATCTTCTATCTATCGCGCAGAATTCCTCCGTCATGGGCAGTCGATGCGCTCCAGGCCAATCCATACAGCTACATGCAGTGGAGTGTAAACACCTCGAATAATTCCACGTATCGTAAGCTGTCTCCAGGTTCATTCTCCATTGACGAGGTGCTAAAGGCTGTCAGCGATTTGAGCGCCAAGGGCATCTACACGTCATTCCAGTGCAATCCGGTGCTGCCGGGTATTGTCACTCTGAAAGAGCTTTTGGACCTCGTGGACATGGCGGCCCAGGCTGGATTGAAGCATATAATCTTCAAATTCGCTGAGCAGGTATTCAACAATCGGAAGTTATTGCTGGAGCGCTTGGCTAAGCTGCCGAACGTGGACACTTTCGAGTCCTTATTCAACCAAACGATTGGCGGCGTGTACACTATCCAGCAAGATTTGCGCGTGGACTGGCTCAATGCCTTATTAGAGCGCACGCGTGCAGCGGGCATCACGATGTCCACTTGTTACGAGTATTATGACAACGGCAAGGCTGGCGCTAACCTGGCACCCTATTTCACGACCTCGGATCAATGCCATGGTCGTGGCGTACCAGTTCACTTCCGTGAAGAGCCTGGGCAGCCATTCCAGCCATTGCCTGGTTGCTATCGTAAAGGCTGCCTGTACTGCGCAGATTTTGGAACCAAGGCATGTAATAACGAGGTCTTATTACAGGCCACGGCTCTAGAGTCCAAGCAGTTGAAAAGCATTCAGCTAGAGGGTGATGATACGAATTGGTACAACGTGGACTCATGCCTCATGCCCGACCAGGTTGGGCGCATACAAGATTATCATTTTGGGAATCCGGACTTTATGACGGATATCGAGTACTGGACCAGCTTGGGATACGATGTAACAGGTATATAATGCCGCTAACGTGCGATAACACACCTTGGGAATTGTATGACGTGGATGGTTGCCCGGTTCACGTCAAGCGAGAGGATTTGTCCAGTCCAGAGCCTGGGCCAGGATTTTCAAAAATACGTGGCGTGGCTAGATATCTAGCCTCTGTAAAAGAGGAATGCGGCCCAGTCGTGATCGGTGTTATGGATACGCAACATTCCAAGGCTGGCTGGGGTGTATCGTATGTGTGCAAAGAGCTAGGATTGCCATGCGTGGACTTTTATCCAGTGCTAAAGAGTGACGTGGGATTGCGCAAGAATCAGCTAATGTGCCAATCGTTTGGCGCAGCCTTGTATCCCATGAAGGCTGGTATGAGCGCAGTGCTATACAACCAGGCCAAGCGCATCTTGCGTGAGCGTCACGGTGCGGATAGTATCATGATGCCTAATGGACTGAAATTGGTTGAGTCTATCGATGCCACGGTGGAGGAATTGACTAGCTACACGCCCAAACACTTGACGCGTGGTGGCACTTGGGTCGTGTCGATATCCTCTGGCACTCTGGGCGCAGCCGTTTATAAGGGCTTGATGCAGCTAAGCTATCGAGGTAAACTGGTGTTACATCTTGGTTACACGCGTAGCCACGAGCAGATATACAAAGACGTTCAGCGCTTGTCTAACTGGTTGGTGGGTGCTCAAGTCCAGCTAGTGGATGAGAATTACGAATATAAGGATAAAGTGGCCAACGAGTGGATACCGTTCCCATGCAACGAGTACTACGATGCCAAGGCATTTACGTGGCTAGCGCGCAACGTTCATGACCTCAAGCCGCCAATCGTGTTTTGGAATATCGGAGCTTGACAATGCTAATCGCCATATATGGAATGTTCGCTACAGGCAAAACGACTTTTGTCCAGAAGCATATGGATGAATGGACAACGTTGGCTTTACCTAATAACGCTGGATTGACCTGCGTTATTGCAGATACAGCTGACTCGTATCATTATGAGCCAACGGATAACGAGTGGCTAGTGTGCCATGACGTGCCTCGTTGGAAAGGTAAGCAAGAGGCTAAGCTGGTTGACATTCCATCCATGATTCGTGATCGTGATATGATGTGGGTGTTAGATAGCGCACGGTATTTTGGTGGTATGCATCAATTACTTGTCGATACGTTCACGCAGGTTGGCGGTGGCCTGAAAATGATCATCCCTGTGGCCTCCGAAGCCGTAGGGAAGCAGTTCCTCATTGATCGGTGTAATATCAAGCACAAGACGTTCAGAGCCGACTACTGGACGGAGGACCGATTGCGCTATGAATGCCGATTGCGCTATACTAACCCAGTCAGTAAATATTACGAGACTGCCGGTATCCCAAGCAAAGTGGTTCAGATTGATTACGAGCGTGCAGCCTGGGATAAAATGGAGCGCTTGGTCAAACGGTGGCTGACTGCGCCAGAGTCTGGATGGTATGAGGCATAAATGACAAAGATCGTGCAGATACGTGGCGCAAACGGCTCAGGCAAGACCTCGTTAGTCAAGGATTTACTAGCGTTATCTGGCGCTGAGCAAGAGATTTTGGAATGGGAATTGCCCAACGGCAAAGCGCAAGCTATTGCTACGGTGTGCTCTGATATCGGCTGGGCTGCGATTGGCGTATATCCTCCAGATAAAAAGATGGGAGGTTGCGACAATTTCAATACCTTGGATGACGTCAAACAGGCTCTAATATCGACTTATACCAATTATCCAACGTTGCATGGGATAGTATTTGAAGGCATGCTTATTACGGCTATAAAGACACCCATATATGAGCATTTGCTGAAGATGGAGCGTGAGTTCTTGATCCAGCCGATTATCATTCAATTGCGCGCAACGCTAGAGGGTTGCGTGAAACGCATCGAGGGCAGAGGCACGCGCAAGCCGGGTGCCAGGCCATTGAACCTGGATTTACTGCGCTCCAAGATAGATATGGTTGAGCGGTATGGGCAGTACTATGGTGATTATGCGCGTTGGATAGATGTCGAATCTACGCCCAAGACCTCTATGCTGGTAAAATTTTTGGAAGCCGTGGGTGATAGGAAATTACTCAAGAGGGTTATCAGATGAAGCAATTATCAATCGTGTCAGGCACTTATAATCGGCTGGGATATCTGAAAAATATGGTATACAGCGTGCGAGCCTCTATTGGCGTTGGTTTACCGTATGAGATAGTGCTGGTGGACGGTGGCAGCAAGGATGGCACGATTGACTGGTGTAAACGGCAATCCGATATTCGCTTGATAGAGCAGGGTAAACTGGTTGGCGCGGTAAAGGCATTCCAAGCAGGTTTTGAAGAGGCTAGAGGTCAGTATGTAATTATCGCCAACGATGACATTGCCTTCGTGGGTGATACCTTGCGCAATGCCTTCGTGTTCATGGAAGATAATCCAGACGTTGGCATTGGATGCTTTTATCAGGATAGAGGTGGAAAAGAGTGGCACGTAGAGCATATGCCGATTGTCGTGGACGGTAAGCAATCCCATGGACCTTATGGCCAGGTATGCATAGTGCCTCGTTGGCTAGGTGATTACGTGGGTTGGTGGGGTGATTTATACCACACCTATGCGGGTGATAACGAATTGAGTTGCCGTGTATACGAGCTAGGTTATAAGATCCAACCAGTTCCGTGCGCGTGTATCCAAGATTTTGTAGCGGCTGATGAGTTGCGTAAGATCAATATGGGTGCTGTGGATTATCATCCTTCCACTGGCCACCCAGATAGTACAGCGTGGCGAGAAAGGTGGACCAGAGATGGTTTATTGGGTCCTAACGTAGCACCCAAGCCTATAGTGGATGAACCTCGTATCCACAAACCTCGTTTATTATATGCTCCCATATACGAGCAGTGGAGTGCCATACAGCGCGTAACCAAGCGTGGTTTGCGCGAAGCGCTGAGCCGTTATTATCATGTTTATGAATTCGATTACTTAGCTGACCCAGACGGTTTACTGGACGCGGCTAGCGGTTGGCAGCCTGACCTGGTATTGACGCAGATCCATGACACCTCGTTATACGGTCGTGAGACGGTTCATTTATTACGAGAGGTGTGCCCCAAGCACGCTAAGCTAGTGAACTGGAATGGGGATTATTTTCCACAAAATTTTCTGGCCAAGCCGTATATGGAAATGATGAAGCGCTTCGATTTGGCCACGTTTGTCACGGTGGACGTGGCTACAGATTATAACGTGGCCAATATACCTTGGGCCTACTGGCAAATAGGTTACGAGGTGTCGAACGCAGAGCCTATCAATAAAACACCCAGGCATGACGTACTGTTTCTTGGTAATGGCCACTATCCATTCAGGGTGGAATTAGGTCGTACCTTACGCTCTATGCGCGGCGTGAACGTGGGTATTTATGGATCATGGCCTTCCAGTATACCGTCTAATGGCCGCAATTTATACGATTATGATGCTGGCTGCAGACTGTATAAGGCAGCTAAGATTGCCATATCTGATGGTCGTCCCTCTACAAATTTTGTATCCAATCGCATATTCCAATCCATGGCAGCGGGTTGCTTCACGTTACAGCAATGGTTTCCTAAGATAGAGTACATGCTGGGTATGAAAGAGGGTGAGCACTACGTCACTTATAAAGAGACGGCTGAGTTGCCGGACCTCATTCGGCATTGGTTAGCTAGAGACGTGGAACGCCAAGCCATAGCAAAACGAGGTCAGGATTTTGTCTTGGCTAATTGTTCATTTGACCAGCGTGTAAAGGAATTACGTCACATGCTTGGCGAGGATAAATGAATAAGCCTGAAGATGTGACGATTATCATTCCAGTATATTGCAGTCACGCGCAATCTATGGAGTGGTTAGATGAATGTCTAGCTAGCGCTACTACGCAAGGTTGTTCTGTAGCGCTATATGATGATGGATCACCGTTGTCTCCACGCAAGGTCGTCAGTAAATATAATCTAGACGGCTCTATAATTTACGGCAATCACGTGGGCGTGGCTAGTGCCCGCAATCGTGCCATAAGCGTGGCCAAGACCTCGTTAGTGTTGCCCTTGGATTGCGATGATAGGTTGAAGCCAGAGGCAATCAGCACTTTACTAACCTATTGGACAGGTGTTCCAGTATATCCAGATGTAGCTAAGTTTGGCGCAGAGGTGACTGAGCATTATCATTTACTGGATTTTGATTGTTCTCTCGTATATAAGCACGTTGGTTTCTCTAGCGTAAATGTGCTGTACAGCAAAACTCAATTCAATGCTGTGGGTGGCTATCGAGAGGATTTGGACTTTTACGAAGATGGTGAATATAACGCTAGATTGTTTTTACGCTATTGCGCGGTGCGCTGCCCACATCCTCTGGTGGAATATCGCATGCACGAGCACCAGCGCACCAAAAGTTATAAGCAACGTTCTGCGCAATATGCGCGGCGTGTACTTCAATTGATAGGAGATATCGACATGGCTTGTCCTTCGTGCAGTGGAAAAAGACGCGCAGCGGCTGCGCTGGTAGCGGCTAATCAGCCCATTCCAACGACTGTGGATGTAAATTCTATGGCGTTGACCATGCCTGATGGTAAGGTGCTGGTTCAGTACGTGGGTGGTAAAGGTCGTGGCCGCCATTATTACAATGGCATTACGACTGGCATGGCCCATAAGGTGACTTATGGGGATTATCTGTACGTAGATCCATCTGACGCTAGACAGATCAACGAACCCAAGCCTACGTATTTTGTGCGAGTCGTGCGGTCAGCCAGCGCTCCCACGCCAGAGCCTATTGTAGTGGTTGAGCCTCCACCGCAAGTTGTCGAGGAAGCGGTCACTCGCACAGCCGTGGTACGAGAGGTGGTACGCAAGCCAGTTGAAGATGACGTGCCCGATATTGCCACCATGTCTGTAGACCAGATTATGATGCTGGATAATCTCACTCCAGACATCGCTAGATTACTGCTGCGTAATGAGTTGCGTGGCCGCAATCGCGCCAAGGTCGTGAACTGGCTGAAAGGCAAGACCAGATGATTGCCAATATCGCGTTGGCTTGTCTAGTATGCGCTCCAGTGTCATTTACGATGCTGGTTATGCTCAAGGATTTGGAAGGACCGTGGGATATCTTTGGGCGTTTGCGCATGATGCTATGCAGATACGATGCCGAGTATATACCAGTGAACTTCTTCGCCAAGCTATTCGATTGTCATTGGTGCCTGGGTACGTGGGTATCTGCCGTCATCGCTCTGGCGTTTGTGGCGCTAGGTGGCCTGGTATGGTGGTCAGTATTTTATATATGGCTATGGTGCGTGGCGTTCATTGGTTTGTTCTATCGGTTTACATAGAGAGGTGACCGCATGTTAACATTAGATCGTTATCAAGAGCTAATGCGCTTGCCCATAGCGGCATTCAATGGTCTGAATGATCCCAACGAGCCACAACGCTATCAATGCGCTACCATATGGACGCGCACGCAACGAGAGGATTTACAGCGCTTCATCCAGCTGGCTGAAAACACTCGTTATAACTTCTTGGGTTATTATCCAACCAAGCGCTATATTGCTGGGGAAGAACACGCGTTCAAATCCAACTTATACGTGACTGAGCGCAAGCTGATTCACGCGTGGGGAGTGCGCACGGTTGTGGACGTGGCTCTGGATGAGAGCATTACTGTGGCCAGACCTAATGTGACGTTGACCTTGGCTTCCTCGGCATTTTCCTCGATTGACGAGGTTTATGTGTTCAAGCCTGGTACCGATATCCAGGTCAAGCCGTATAGCGTCACGCTAGGCTCTGGCACGGTGACTATTGTTATTCCTCTGGCGCGGTTGGCTCTGGATGACAATCTGGGTGACTCGGAAGAGGGCTTGGATTATTACGATGACGACAATTTTGTTGAGTCGGTGGATGTCAAGCGTGTGTACTACGATGAGACGCAGGCAGTCACTTTACTCTACACTGCGTCATCCTCGTTTGTCACCACGAGCCAGACTGGCTACATAGAGACGGTGGACACGCGGTTGGGTATTATCCGAGTATACCCAGCCACTTGGTTAGTTGGCTCTGCTACTCCAGCTGAGTACCTGACAAGTGTGTATCCATATCGAGTGCGGCTGAATTATCTATGCGGTGGGGAATCTAGCGATATCGATTTATACACTTGTCGCTTGGCTCACACGCTGATGCCCTTCGCACCCACATCTTGCGAGCCAGTGGTTCAGTATTGGCAAGAGGATATGACGGTGGATGATAATGCTGTACTAACACCGTATGGGCGCACTAAAGGTGCTGTGGACACTTGGATGCATGATTCTATGACGCGTATTGGCCAAGGTGGTCGTTTGGCGGCTAGTTGCGTAAAATCAGGTAGCATAACGCAGCCATGAGTCCTATAAAGTTGGTGCGCAGACCTCGTTCGGCAAAACGCATGCACGCTGAAGTACTGGCCAGCGTGCAAAGTGCGTTACAGCAACTAGGTGTAAAAGGTGTCGCAGCGATTACCAAAGAAGTTAGCTCTTGGAATACCAAGCCTGTATTCACCTATAAAGTGACAGTTACGTCCAAGACGTGGACGCTAGAGATAACCACGGATAAACGCAAAAAGATAGGTAAGATTTTCACTTGGGTGGATAAAGGTACAGCGTTGCGTGGTGGTAAAGGTAAACCGTATTTAATAGCGCCCAGAAAGGAGAATAAATCTGGACGGCTGGCATTCATGACTCCACATTCTCCAAAAAGTTTACCGAATCCCGCCATACCTGGTTTCCCATCCAGCGATGCCCCGCACCTTATGCGTCCGAAGCGTGTAATGCATCCAGGTATATATCCTCGTAACTTTACCAAAACGCTGTATGATGAATTATCCTCTAATAAACCAGGCGCATTCAAATCGGTTGTAGAGGCAGCAATCAGGCGTGGATTCAGACGAATAAAGTCGCAGTAGGAGGATTTGTATGGCAACAAGTTATAAAGTTGGGGATGGCCGTGTATGGATCCAGCTCAGAAAGTTCCAGCCGTTTGAGCTGCTTCTGCCCTATGGCCTGACAAACATCACTGACCCGGTGGGTGCTCTGAACGCTGTTCGTGAGCCGGACCCTGCCCAGCGCGGTATGTCGGTGATATCGGATATCGTGACTGGTGAGCCAGCGTTGCCCTCATTTACGCTGGAGACGCGCATGAAGCGCACGCAGAACTATATGATGGGCCTCAAGAACCGCATTGTCAATATCCAGGGTCATCTGGGAGCGTGCGACAGAGCCGATAATCAGTACACCTCCGAGGTCGTGGTGCACTTTGAGCGTGCGCGGCGTGGTGACCTGGGCGTAGATCGTTTGTCCAAGATTGAGGGTGATAACGCGTCTGTGGGTGTCCAGACACCCTTCGTGTCGGAAGAGCCCATGGCCATTTACGACATGCTAACCAGGTTCTTATCAGCGCGCACGATTGCTGAGACAGAGGCTATTACTGGCATCGCGTTCATGAATGGCGAGTGCCAGACCGACTTCCGCACCCAGGAAGATGTGGGTGAGAACGGCTATCTGTGCTCAGGCTTGCTGGGTGGCTCTGCTGGTAACATCGCCCAGGTATGGTACACGGATGATAGCGGTGAGACATGGACGCAGACCTCTACCACGCCATTCGATGCCTCCATGACAATCAGCGCCATAGTGGTCGTTGGTCGTAGAGATAGTCACCGCGTTATCGTGTCCAACGGTACCACGCGTCCCTCTGACCCTGCGCAAATCGCTTATGCTGATATTACGTCCATGGGCCAGGCAACTTGGGTGAAGGTGGACGTTGGCGCGGTTGATGGCCAGTATATCAAGGATTTGCTGTTCATCGACTGGGCGCACGTTTATGCCAGCACGGATGATGGCTATGTCTATAAATCCATTGACGGTGGCGCTAGCTGGACGGCTGCCTACAGCGCTGGCGCGGTGGATATCAACGCCATTGCTGGTTTGTCAGATGGCACCGTGTATGCGGTGGGTAATTCCAATCTGATTGTCAAATCCGAGGATGGTGGTACAAGCTGGACGGCTCTGACAGGCCCAGGCACTATCAGCGAAGACTTGACTTGCGTATGCGTCACTCCGGATGGTACGGTGTTCGTTGGCGATAACGCTGGTCAGGTATTTGGATCTGTGCGCGACAGTGAGTGGGATGCTCTGCCGCTGCAGGGTGTCGTGCCCACCGCTGTGGTAAAGATTGTCAACTCCGGTGACTCCAACATTTACGTGGCTGTGACCACGGCTGCTGGCGGCAAGGTGTTGCGGTCCATCGATGGTGGCGCATCATTCCGGTTATGGAACCTCAACATTCCTGCCAACTCTGGCTTGAGCTCCATGTACCTGGTGGATGACAATACGGTGTGGGTGAGTGGTGCTCCGCAAGGCTCTTATGGCTTCCTTACGCGCACCAACTCCAGGGTAGTCGGTTTGATCTAAGTTAGCGGTTGTAATATATTGGTATGAGGACCAGACGTGTTAGCATGCCGTCTGGTCCTCTTTACTAGAGGAATTATGGATCACTCTTCATTGCAGAAAGTACTAAAATTGTCATCAGGTTTCACGGTTAGCGTGCGGCCATATCCACCGTATTATATCGATTTCATAACGGATGCGTTCCCATTCGCCAACCCAGTAAAGCGCAAAATACGTCTAGCCTCTGGTGACACGTATGAAGAAGATTACATCGTGCCCGATAAATTGCCGGAGGATGCTTCGGAGGAAGAGCTAGCGCTATATTTGCGCCACAAGCAGGTCCAAGCCCATAACGAGCGCGCAACTGCGCTGCGGGAGAGGGCTAAGCGTGACTATTTACTGGCTAATTGCGTATCTATAGTAGATGGACCTTATGACGTGGACTCCGTTGAGTGGGTTCAGCAGCTAGAAGCCAGTATCGAGGATTTTCAGGCTCCTACGCATCCAGGTAAACGCATGCTGGCGTTTATGAAGAGCCAAGTGCTGCGTACAACCAGCGACTTTACCAATGTCATTCAAACGTCACTTTATATGGAGGAAACCATGCAGGGCATTCTGACAGCCCTGCAAGGGTTTCGGGATGAAGTGGAACGGCCAACTTCTCCATCTGGTACTAGCAGAAAGGTTCGCAAGCGCCACTAAGATGGACACCAGTCCGGTGGAATTCAATGTGCGCTTGCTAGCTGTAGAGACGGCTCAGGCTCATGGTATAGCGTTCGATGAACAATGGTACGCATTGCCATTATACACCAGACATGTTATGATAGCAGCACGCGTTGGACGCCAGTGGTTGACTACACTACAAGAAGAGTTAGTGATGAAGTGAGGTAAATATGGCCAGAACATCGCATGATATCCCAGCCGTACCAGATGCCGGAGATTTGCTATTCAGAGCCTCTATAGAGGATCAGACATACAAGTTCTTCGAGGATTTTGATGACCGTCTGGATAATATGGAGCGCAGAACGTCCAACGGTTTCAAGGGTGTGGAAGAAAGTGTAGATAATGCTGGCTTGAAGATGGGTATGGTTGGCGGTATTATCGGTGGCTTGACTATGAAACTGGTAGAAATGGCCGAAGCTGGTGTGGACGCATTCTTCAATTTTGCCAAGTCATCAGCGGATTTGCGAGCCAGGGTAGACACGTTGGGCGTATCCCTCAATATTGCTGGCCGCAATGCTGGCTATACGGCTGATCAGTTGGCGGCGTTCGAAGAGTCGGTAAAGAGCAGAGGAATTACCACGCAGCAGACTAGAGACGCGCTGATTCAAATGGCCCAAAGTGAATTGGATCTAAGCAAGGCTTCTGATCTGGCGCGTGTATCGCAAGACGCGGCTGTAAACGCTGGCATCACGAGTGCCCAGGCATTCGAGAGAATTACCAGCGCAATTGTCACTCTCCAGCCAGAGATATTACGTAATATGAATATCACCGTGGACCTCCAGAGCGCTTATACGCGTTATGCTGCCACGGTTGGCAAGACGGCTGAGCAGTTGACTTACACTGAGCGCAAGCAGGTGGCGCTCAACGAGGTCTTGCGGCAAGGTCAAGTCATAGCAGGAACTTACGAGGCAGCTATGGGTACCGTGGGTAAGCAGTTGACCTCGTTGCCGCGTTATCAAGAAGAAATTAGTATGATTTTTGGTGGCCTATTCCAGGCTGGCTATCTTCAAGGTGTTACCACTTATAAAGAATTGCTGGCAGATATCCTGGACTTTTTGAAGGCTCACCAAAGTGAGTTGGAGGCTACTGCTGCGTCTGCCGGAGATTTGATATCTATATTATTGGATACGATAAAACAAGCCATGAGTCAGATAGCCAGCGTAGGAGATATGGCTTGGCAGTCGATATCGCAATTGTTTGAATTGTTATCGACTAATCCACAGGCCATGTCAGATTTTCTAGACAGTTTGACTGACGTGGCAGGTATATTAGACACGGCTACCAAGTCTGTCATCCTCGTGCGCGCTGGATTTACAGCTTTATTCAAAGCCTGGGAGCAGGGTGTTCAAATAGGCTTGAATTTGCTTACGATTGTCAAGGCTGCCGCGTCTATAAATCCTTTGGATCCATCTTCCATAAACGCTAACACTATAGCAGAGGCTATGCAAGCCAGGGATGCCATATCAGATACATTCAAAGTGGATAAATGGCAGCAGGTTCAGGATTGGTTCAATGAATCAGTTCGAGAGTCCACCGAGTTGATCAAAGAGAACGAGACGGCTACAGAGAATGCAGGAGAGGCTACCAGCAAATACGCTGAGATACAGGCCAATAAATTGGCTGACGCATTGTCATTAGCCAATGCTAAGCTGAAACAAATGAAAGAGAGTATGGAGGATGACGCGTTGGAGCGCCAGATCAAAGCCCAACGCGATGCGATAGAGGAAGAACTGCGAGGTCAGTGGGCCAAGGAAGATATGGCCCGCACCCACGCTGAGCGCATACGTCAGATTATGGAAGGCAGCGAGGACTCCAAGACTCATTTGCTGGAGCAGGCAAACGAGGCACGGCTGAACGCAGAAGAGGATTATCGTAAGCGCTTACAGCAAATCCAAGAGGAATTCAACTTCAACGCTAGCGAGCTAGCGCGCAGACGTGATGCCGTGGGTTTACTGGCTCTTATTCGCAGTAACAAGCGCCAGCTTGAGCAAGAGAAGAAGACCTATGAAGACAGCCGTAAAAAAGCTCAAGAGAATTTTGACAAGGCTATGGAGCAGATCAATGCCACCATGCAGGAGCAGCTGGCCAAGGCAGAAGAGGCACGCGTAAAGGAATTGGAGTCATATCAGCGCAATCTGGATAGACAGCGCCAGCTAAAGGAATTACACGACCAGTGGGCGCAGGAAGATCGTGATCGTCAGACGCGCAAGATGCTGGATGATATGGTGAAGCAATTTGCTGGAATGGATGCCGTCACCAGAGAGGGTTTACAGACTTTACTCGATGACTGGGGTGGCTATTTCAAAGCGTTGGGTGAGGCTATAAACTCTTATTATAGCGGTATGTCCGGAGGTGGAACGTCTGGCGGCTCTGATGAGATTATATCTAATCCTGGAGGTGGAGAGGCTGGCAGCAGCGTGACCGAAGACCTCCATGATCAGGAGATACGCGATAACAGGGATTATGACAATGACGGTAAAATAGGCCAAGCTGGTTTAGTATCCTCTATGCTTACGCCAACGACTATGACCGCATCTGCCCTGGGGTCAATGCCTCCATCGCCAGCTAGAGTGCCATCAGTTGGCGGCTCTAATCGCGAAGCGGTAGATATTACTGTAAAGCTAGATGCGCCACAAATGGAACCCTACATTCAGCGCGTGGTTTTGAATACTTTGTATGAGATTGAAAGGGCACGCAATGGCAAATCGATACGTGCTTGATACCGATTATAAGATAGGAAGAAGTGCTGGGTCAATGGCGCGTTTGCGTGATCTAGGTGTAGCTGTACCAGATCAGGTTATATTCCAGCCAGCTAGCGCATTCTACATGCGGGCTGATTACAGCCGCGTTGGAGACGGCTATGCCACCGCGTTTTGGGTATGGGACATGATAAGTTTGGCGCGTTTGTCCAATTTACTAGCCTACCTGGACGGTGGAGAATCAGCCAGCGTGTATATCTATACCGATTTGCGAGACGGTACCAACGCGCTGCCGCGCAATGCCTTTGCCACCTATAGTTGCGTTATGTGGAAGCCCTTGCTTCACGGTCCAGAGGGCATGCCTGTGGCCAAGTCACCTTACGTGGTGCAGACGGTTCAATTGCGATTTATCAATCTCCAGGTATATCCTTCATCATGAGTCTAACTGCCCAACAATTATCGCGTTTGCGTGGTAAGCATCCACACAAGGTCAAGCTGTATATGACGGCTATCACCCCAGTGGAAATTTATACAGGCCATGTAACTGGGTTATACGTTCCAGAGCGTGGCGCACGCGTCATAACAGTTAGCGATTTGTCAGGCTCTATAACGGATGCCAGGCCAGGCAATACTATAGAGGTCTATGACATAGCTTCTGGCGCTATTGTGTCCAAGCGCAGATTGCGCTCTATAGATAACCATACACTGACTCTGGATGAAAATAATATCGTTTGGAGTCTGGATATGGGTTTGCGCATATATCGTTATTGGGAATTGTGGCCAATATATCCTTGGATAGATGACTCTGATGCTTATACGTTCTACAAGGACCGTGACATAGCGTATTTGGACCAGACGTTGTACCCACCGCCAGTTGCCATAGCGGGTTGTCCCAAGGTGGGTATGCTGCGAAGTACGCAGCTATCTATGGCGCTGAACGCGTTGGCTAGCTATACCATAGCTCATGGAGCCACGATTACAGGATATTACTGGGAGTGCACTGGTGGTACTATAACTAATCCTAATATAGCTCAAACTCTGATCACGTTTACAGAGCCGGGTTTATATTGGCTGAGTCTGACCGTTACAGACTCGAATGATAAAACGCGCACCACGCGCAGACCTATTCGTATCCACGAGCCGACTGGTACCCATGCGCCCATACTGGACTTCGAACTAGAGTCCAAGCCAGCTGGCAGTTGGAATGATGGCGGCTGGCAAGCCTCTATACAGCTACATGGCGCTAATGCTTCTACGTCAGTTATACCAGACAACTCCATGATAATCTTATGGACTGAGGAAACATTTGACGGTGATACCTATTACATGGACGCGTGCGGCAATATAAAATTTGCTGGGTATATACGCTCTGATAAATCCTCTAGAGACGATGCCAACAATACGGCTAGTTTGTCATTGGTCACTGTGGACGGCATACTGGACTCGTTTTATATGTATTCCATGAGCGTTGAGGAAGTAGCGGATGACCCCACTACTTGGTATCAGTACAAAGAGCCTCTGACCGTGTCTGGCGTGCTTCATTATTTCTGGCAGTGGCATTCCACGTTGATGGATATCGCTGATGTATTTCTACCCACTGATAATACCTTACGCTTACCAGCTTGCGATGACCTGGAAACTGGTACTCTGTACTCTATGCCGGATAATTTTGCGCGCCAATACGGTATATTTGCCCATGTATGCTGTAACAAAGGTGGCCAGGTTTATGTCACCGAGGATTACAATACATTATCAGATGCGCGGCGCATAGATAGCTTGGCTCTATTTGAAATGGAAGATACCGATAGACGGCTAGACTCTGGCGTGGAATTCTCCAGAAACGAGGATAATGACACGGCATCCATTACGGTGTCTGGCGTGTATTGGGATGATGCCACGGATAAATACTTGCCTATAATGTCATTGGCTCCAGGCACTTTACCAGATGCCGTTGGATCTTCACACGCGTCTGTGGAGCGCCAGGTATTAGAGAGCCAAGAGCAGCTGAATTTCATATCTGGACGGCTCTATGCCATATTACAATCCACTGTGAAAGAAGTGTCGCTGGGTCTGGCAGGTAATTATCCGGTGGACGTGGTGCCCCAGCAGTTTATCACTCTGAATATTCCTGGGTCTTATTTTGCTAGAGGTGTTGGATTGGTTGGCGATTATCTGATACGCACGGTTGATAGCGGATTAGATATGAGTGCTGGCTTGGCTTTGCCCACAATCGGATTAGAGCCAGTTATAGAGGATAGCGTGGATGGCGTGACCGTCATAGTTCCGGAGATTCCCGATAATACCACCAATCCCACGTATCCACCAGTTCTTCCTCCAACTTTACCAGTGGTTCCACCTAATCCATTCAAGCCGCCATCAATATTGCCTCCCAAGATACCAGGTGATGGGTGGGTTGATAATATAGTCACGGTATGGCCCAACGAGTGCAGCTTGGCTATAAATCCAGGCTATAATGGTCCATTCTCTCATGGCGGCTTCGATATATTCTCTGAGAGTGCTTATGGTTCTACGCAGATTACCGTGCCATGCGAGGTCGTGCTACGCAAATCCTCTGTTCTGGACGGTCAATGGACGTATATTATCATTGATGGGTGCTTTTACGAGCGCTTGAGCAGCGTGTGGGAACCCACGCAGACTGTGGATTGGATACGCGTTTATGGCCAGCGTAATGGCGTGAACGTGGCTACAGGCACGGTGACGCTGTACACGGATAATAACGGTTGCGGCTATCGCGTGGTAAGGTTCTTGAATTTGGCGGAGGCGCAGGTCATCGATGCGCTAGTGTTCCAAGCCGTGGCCAGACCTGGATATGAGTTCACTGATGGCGCTGTGCTAGCGGATTTTGCACTGAACGTCAATTACTATAACCCTTATATGGTGATTGACAATCTAGTGCCTGGAAGTGTATATAAGGTGGAGTCCTACAGCGGTTACTGGACAGCGCTTCCTGGATGCTCAGGACCGCAATATTTATACTTTGCCATAACAGATGGGGTGTCAACTGGCCCTCTTGGTGTGGAGATTATAGGTGGCGCGGTATGGTCAGACTTTTTACTGGCTTTTGGTGATAGTGATGGCACGACCTCGTATTCATGGTGCTATGTAAAGCCAGTTACAGATAAGTTGTATATGAAGGCACCGGATAGCAACAACTCGGATAACTGTGGATTTGATTATATGATACGCATATCCGGAGCAACGCGTGCTGGTGTTACACGTATGACCGTGCACGGTATATACATCTACAACATTTGCGACAAGTGAGGCAGTATGGCGTCAACCAGGGATATTATCAAAGCATCGGCCAAGCGTGAGGACCAGTCATTCGAGTCCAAGCGCAATTACGCTAGAGGTGTAACAGTTGGCATAGATTACAGCAACGATTGTTCGGTGGACGGTAAAGCTAATTATATATGGGTACGCGAAGAGAGCCAGGACGGTGCCATATACCAATGCTTCAATCCATCAGTTCAAACTCTGGTTGGTTTACCAGTGCTAATCTCTAAAGAGCCAGCCGCTCCGTTCAGGCGCATGGTTATTGGCGTGAATTGGTCTGCGTTTGTCATGATGCCAGATGACGCGAACGGCATGACTTATAACCTAGTTAGACACCGAAACACGCACGAGTGGCCTGACATGGCTCCAGGTATCGATGCTGTGTCTGTATTTCCAAGAGCTATCGCACCGTTGCGTGTTTATACGTTATTGTCTGACGTATCCGTGGGCGTAGCTCCAGCTAGATATTCTGTAAACGGTGCGTTTGTTACGTACGATGGCACTAATTATTTGTCATTAGTGTCTTATGTACCAGGCACCGTGGATTATTTTCGTACTGTGCTAGTTGGGTTGAGCGTAAGCACGAATACAGCTGTAGTGGTTGACGGAGAGCTTACGCTAGAGCCAGCGCCAATAAAGCAAGCCGTGCCAGCTGGTATATTTCCATTGGCTTATATACGGCTCTATTATGGCATGACTTATGTATCCGAGGCAGATATTGTAGAAGACCCAAGGGTGATCTTCAGTATATCGGATGTAACCAATCAGTTAGCGGCTGCCATGGCTGAAATAGATGTAGTGCTATCCAAGCACATAGTGGAGGGATAATATGGGTGTAGGCAATACTAACAAGACTGGTAGTGGATCGTCCTATTGGAATTTATGCGACACCGAGGGACGTCTGATCATGCGCGATGGTTTTGTAAATGAAATCACGCGTGATATAACTCCGTCACTGAGCGTCAAAACGTGGGCAGTGACCGCTGACCAGGAATGGCGGCTGGATGGATTGCACGTCAAATACGTCTCGTCCGCTACGGCTGGCAATCGCGTACTGACTCTGGAATTCCTGACTAATGCATCGGCTATCATAGCGCGCATTATGGCTGGAGCAGTCCAGGCAGAGTCTTTGACCAGGTATTATCAATTTGGGTTGGGCTTGTCGCAGATGTCCAGTTTCATAAATACCGATTACCTGACCGTGACGCTGCCGAGTGGCCTCATTCTGCCGGAAGCTTACATCATAAAGGTTTATGATAAGACAGCCGTGGCTGCCGCTGCAGATACAATGGAAACTACGTTGTATCTAGCTAAGCGGCCAGCGTAGGTTAGCTCCGCAAGTTTAGTAAAGATAGATGCGAGGTATAGCAACTTCGCATCTATCTTTCAAGCAAGGCTGGCGGCCATGAAAATTCTAGTTGGTGATCTATATTCCTCTATCCACGACCCAGTTCATAACGCGGCTGCATTAGCAGTTATACGCGATATATGCCGCGCAAGACCTAATAACTATCAATACATGCCAAAATTCAAGGCTGGATTTTGGGATGGTTATATATCCCTAATGAAGGATTTTGGCAGTTTCCCAAGTGGCTTGCTGGAGTTAGTTCGGCAAGCCTTATTGAATAATGGCCATAGCGTGGAGTGCGTTTACACCAATGACGTGGCTAATCCTATGGACAAGGTGGTGGACTCTTCTATATTAAAGGATATAACGCTGCGCGATTATCAAGTGGAAGCTGCCAATGCTCTAATATACGCCAGACGCGGCGTGGCTAAGATGGCCACCAATTCAGGTAAAACAGAGGTTATGGCGGCTGTACTAAAGGCTATGGAATTGCCTGCTATTATACTGACGCACCGCAAAGAGCTAATGTATCAAACAGCAGAGCGTTTTATCAAACGTGGTATAACTAACGTGGGTATGGTTGGCGATGGGATTTGGTCACCAGATTATGTGACCGTAGCCATGATCCAGACGCTGTCCAGCCGTCTAGCGGTTATCGATGAATTGTGGCCAACCTATAGTGACAATAAGATCGTATTTATTGACGAGTGCCACATACTGCCATCAGACCAGGCCATGGACGTATTTATGAGTATACCTGGGAATTATCGCTATGGCGTGTCTGGTACACCTCTCAAGCGTGAGGCTCTGAACGACCTCAAATTGATGGCAGCCACTGGGCCCATAGTATACGAGGTGACTAATGCGTTCATGATCACTAAAGGCTATTCAGCTGAGCCTATAGTTCATATAGCGGTTATCGAGGAAAAAGACGATGACTTGTGGGATATGAATTATCAAGATGCTTACAGCAAGTTGATTGTAAATCACGATAAACGTAATGCCGCTATCGTCAAATTTGCCCGTAGCATATCCGGTGCTGTATTGATACTGGTAAATCGGATAGAGCACGGCAAGTTGCTGGAAAGTCTTATGCGGGAGTCTATATTTGTAAGCGGCTCTGATAGTACTGAAAAGCGCTTGTCTATTTTGGATAGAATGCGCCTGGGTAAAGGGATTTTCATAGCTACATCTATTTTTGACGAGGGCGTAGACGTGCCCAGCGTAAATGCCGTGGTTCTAGCTGGGTCTGGCGCATCCTCTGTAAAACTGTTACAACGCATTGGCAGAGGTCTGCGCCAGAAAGAGGTTGGTGATAATCGATTGCTAGTTATGGATTTTATCGATGATACCAACGAGCATTTATTACACCAATCTAGTGAGAGGATGGACACATATGATGCAGAAGGTTTCGAAGTCCGCTATATGTAAGCCAGGCATTGTCATGCACTATCAACGCGCACAGAGTGAGGTGTTTGGCGTGACCGTTTATGTGTCATCTAAGTTATGGCCCAAGTTCTCGGATTTGGAAGCCAGTTTGATGCACCAAGGCATATCCAGTCGTGAATACGCGTTCACTGTTACCAGGATATTGAAGCGTTGGGCTATAGGTCGTGAATTGCCTCACATTCCCTCTCATATATTCCTGAGCCCATGGGCCATGAAGCGCTTTATGAAAGTGCACGGCTCTCAATCGGTGGAAATTATAGACACGAATGACGTGGAATTATTGCAATCGGAGTTGACCGTGGCGCGGCAATACATAGCCATGCTGGGTCGTGTGCGCATGTCGGATTTGGTGATGAGTATAGAGCCGCTACTGAGCCCATCCTGGTTGCGCATGTATCGAGACAAGCTTCCAGAACGCCAATTACTTATTACCAGAGCGATTGATGTATTATCCGAGGAATTATCATTGCGATCTGCGCACGACTATAATGATTTTATTGGTGTATTGAAATGAGTACAACTTACGAGTTCGAACGGCCATTTAGATTGAAGTTGTTAGCGTTGATGCTGGATGGCGTGTGGATGTCCAGATACGGTACGGCTCTAATCAAGCCAGAATATTTTGAGCAAGAGGATGAAGAAGCCGTGGCCAAGGCTATCTTGGATTACAAGGCATCCTATAATCGCTTGCCTAATGATCCGGACGATGTAATTGCGCTAGCCTCTGTAAAGTATGCCGAATTGGTGTACAAGATATATGATATTTATGAGACTGGTGAATTGTCATTGGCAGAGAGTAAAGCCAGAGATTTTGCCAGGCTGCAGGCAGTCAAGCTAGCGGTCATCGAGAGTGTCGATGAAATCAACGCTGGAGACGTGGATCAGCTAGTTGATCGCATGAAAGAAGCCGTCTCTGTGGGTGACTCGATTATGTCACCTGGTATAGATCCAATTAGAGACGTTGACAAATGGTTGTACGAGTATTGGGCAGATAAAGTGCGTACTGGATTACATCATTTGGATATGGTGCTGGACGGTGGGTTGGGCGTGCCTGAGCTAGGTGTTATCATGGCTCCTCCTAATCGTGGCAAATCTCTGGCGCTGATTAGCATAGGCTATGGCGCAGCCGGGTTGGGCTCTGGCAAGAATGTCGTGCACTTTACCCATGAGATGAAAGTGTCGCAGGTATGTAAACGCTACGCAGCCAGGATGGTGTTTCGCTTCCCATCCAAAGAAGGCAACTTGCCAGAGTATGAGGACAGCTTGATGGAGGCTGCCAGGCGTACTGTTCCAGGTAAAATCCGAGTAATTGGTGGTGCGTATAAGATGACTTTCTTGGAAATGCGCCAGCACTTAGATCGTTTGCGCAGCGAAGGCTTTGACCCTGGATTGATAATCGATGACTATGCGGATTTGCTAATACCCAGCAGACGTTACACAGACAGACGTTTTGAACTGAGCGCCAACTACGAGGAATTACGCGCCATCAGCGAAGAATATCTATGCCCAGTATGGACGGCTAGCCAGGCAAGACGCGAAGCGTTGGCTAAAGAGATTATCACTATGGCAGATATCGCAGAGGATATCGGTAAAGCTAATATTGCGGACGTGATCGTGGCGTTATGTCAGACCTATGACGAGGAACAGGCAGACCAGGCTAGATTATATTTGGCCAAGATACGTGACTCCAGCCGCAAGTTGAATTTGATCAACTGCAAATATTACGGTGATAGTATGGCTTTGATCACCACCGGGTTCGGTAAGATGAAGTCCAAGGAGCAGGATGCTTAGCATAGAGGGCTATATAGAGCGCAATTTCACACCTATATTGCCTTATGGCAATCCTACAACAGATTATCGTATAGATTGCCCTTATTGCAGCGGAGGTGATTCTAAGCAGCATCTATACGTGAGCCTTGAGCGTCACGTAGTGCATTGCTTCAGATGCGGTTACAAGTCCACGTGGATAGGTTTTGTCATTGACACCTCTGGACTCGATTATGTACACGCGCTGGCTGAATTATACGTAGTTCCCAAGGCTAAAGATTTTGCTAGCCAGGTGACGCGGTTGACTAGCGAAGTCCATGACGCAAAGCCCAAGATGCGTGGATTGCCTGATGACTTTTGTGTATTGCGGTCAGGCGATGTATCTAGTAAACCGTTTATGCGCTATCTCAAACGCAGAGGATTTACCAGACGGCATGCCGAACGCTATCAACTAGGATACGCACCGAGTGTGGAAGGTCGTTTGATAATTCCGGTGGAGGATGAGTATTGGCAGGGTAGATCCATATATAGTTGGCTAGAGCCTAAGTACCTCAATCCTAAGGCAGAGTCCAAGTGTCACCTATTCAATAGCGAAGCGTTGGAATTGTATAACGAGGTCGTGATATGCGAGGGTTGCTTCAGCGCCATGGCGGTTGGGGAGAATGCTCTGGCGTTGGTAGGAAAAGAGGCACCGCCAGAAAAGTTGGAGCGCTTGATAGCTAGCGCTGTGGAGCACTTTATCATTACGGTTGAGCCAGACGCGTGGACCTCTATACAACATCTGGCCCAGGCTCTACATCGCAATGGGAAGCGTGTCACGCTATGGAAATTTCAGAAGGGTGACCCGGCTGAGCCTGATAGCGTATTTACAGAAGTTCCCTACAACTCCAAGACTCAAATCATGTATAGTCTTGGATTTTGAGCAAAATCCCACTTTACTTTTTGCATAGGTCCAGCTATAATCTAATCACGGCTAATTACGTCAAATCCAAGCCGTACCAGAGGACAAGGCAATGAAAGAACAGTATTTACTCAGGATCAAGAAGGGCAGCCCGATTGATAATATTTTCGAGGCATTCGAGGCAGCGAATGGCCAGCCGTTATCCAATACCCAACTCGCAGAGGTAGGTGGCCAGAAGCAGTGGGGTTATATGTTTCAGTGGCTTATGAAGATGACGGACAACGTCTCAATCGTCAAAAATTGGGACGCCAATAGCCAGACCGTAGCGTACCACTCTCCAATCGTACGAGCACCGCAACCTATTTCCACCGACAGTCGCAGCAAATCCAAGGTTATCGTTAGCGATGACTCGCAGCCCACTCTCAATACGTCAGATTTGTCGCAATTACTCCAGGCACTCGTAAATGGACGCCAAGCATCCTCGGATGACAATCTTGAGGCCAAGATGGTATGGCCGCAGATGCCGCCAATCCCGGACTTCAAGGATTATTTCCGTCAGCCCGACTGGTACCCCATTATGGAACGCATGCTCATGCTGGGCAAGCACATAGCGCTGGCTGGCCCTCCAGGTGTCGGCAAAGACACGGCCATTATCCAGTTAGCGTCAGCCCTCGGCAAGCCTCTCGTGGTCGTGGGTGGCGATGCCGGGTTGCGGCGCAAAGACCTCTCTGGGTCATCCCAGATTGTCAACGGTACATCATTTTTCGAGGTTGCCGAGTACGCAGCAGCAGCCGTCAACGGATGGTGGGTACTGGCGACTGAGATCAACGCGGCTGAGCCTGACGCCATTATGTACATGAACACGCAAATGGCAGAGCCTTATACCGTCTCTATCAACGGCAAGGCATACCCAGTTCATCCAGACTTTCGCTTGATCATTTCTTATAACCCAGGCTTGATCGGTACCAAGCCTCTTCCGCAGTCGTTCAAGGACCGCTTCTTTTCCATTCAGGTCCCATTCCCGAATGAGCAGGGTTTGCGGCGCATCCTGGAGGCTCACGGTTTGCCAGAGGGCGCATCCATCGCCAACGATGGTCACTGGGCCAATACGATTGTCAAGTTCGGTCAGGCGATGTGGGATGCCTATGAGCGTGGGCGTTTCCGCTATCAGATCACCACGCGCAGATTGATCGATGCCATCACGCTGATCAATAACGGTATCGAGGAAGACGTGGTAAAGGCTTTGCGCAAGGCTGTCATTGGCTCCATCGACAGCCAGGTTGAGGCACGCGCTGCGGAAGACGTGCTACGCCAATTTGTTCGCAATAACTAACGAGGGATAAAACGATGCCAAACGGTGATGTTCGTTACAGATCAGGACGCGGTGGCTACGGTGGCGGCTCTAGCTACAGTTACGATGACGAGGGACGCGGTTCCAGCAAGAGCGCTTGGGAATGGTTCGAGAGCAATTACACGGCTAGCGGGTTAGCGGATAGCTGGCTAATGAGCCTGAGCGATGACCAGTGCTACTATCTTTTGAAGCATTCCACGATGCGGTTCAATTTGGAGGATATCGCTAACGTTTATGACCCAGACCAGTACGAGCCAGAGCGCTGGCTGATGTATGTCCAGGCTAGCGACAGCCGTGCGCGCAGAATGATAAAAGCCAAGTCACCTCGTAAAGATGGGATTTGGGTGGAGTTCTACACGCACCTGGTAAAGGGCTATATCAATAAGAAGTTGGTGCTGGAGCAGGTTCAGCGCAAGCGTGACGAGGAATATAATCAGCGCTGGGAGAAAGAGCGCAAAGCCAGAGAGGCAGAGGTGGCCAAGCTCAATCGAGAGGCAGCCGACACGGTCAACAAGAATGTGGAATTGGTGACTGGCGCTATCGCTAGCGATTTTGCCACTGCGTTCGATGTCTTTGAGTTGAGTGGCAGGGATGCTGGCGATTATCTGGATGACGTGGTAGACGGCTACACGACTGGCTATGGTTTCAGCGAGGAAGTACGCAGACCAGGTGGCGTCAAGTTGCAGATCACGCTTACACTGGATTGCACGAACTCGATGTATTACAACGGTGTTCATATGGACGCGGCCATTGCCTTCCGTGATATGGGTTTGACTCTCAAGCAACTCCACGCAGAGCATCCCAACGATCTTTATGTAGCATTCTTCAAGTTCGGGTTGAATCAAGGCTCCGAGGATAGTGAGATTGGTAAACGCGCAGAGCGCTTACGACTGAGCCCATATTATGACCCAGAGAAGGATGCCGAGAACGGATTGGCTCTGGCAGAGTTCAGTGAATTCCACCCACGTTATCTGGGCAGCGGTAACTCGATTTTCAGCGGTGAAGATACATGGATCTATCCATTGTTTGAGCAGATTGAGCGCTGGGAGAAGGAAGAAAGTGAGCCGGGTTGCGCACGGCTAGATATTGTGCTCACAGACGCTGTTTTGGAGCATCCCAGCGATATCCGCAAGGCTGATGAGATACAGGAGAGACGTAATGGCAATCTCCAGACGGTCATGCTGAACTTCATGCGTGAGAATGAATGGAGCGATGGAACGCTTCCGAAGCGGTGCGTTCAATATCCTGCTAATCGAGACACGCTGCCTGGTTTACTGCGCCAGATCATTAGCGAGTTTATCACTTCCAGCATGTAATCCAATACTTTCCAAGACCTCTTGCGCACCCAGTCAAATCGATGGGTGCGCAAGTTTATTATACTAGGCTGGTAAATATAACCAACTTATTACTCTCTAGCAAACTCGGAGAATTACCGATGGGATTGAAAAATGATGCATGGATTATTGACCAAGCCGAACGCGGCATGATAGAGCCGTTCTCAGCAGACCAGGTCAGTCATTTAGAGGCTACACCGTATCGTCACGCATCCAAGGTCGTCAGCTATGGCGTGTCATCGTATGGGTACGATATGCGGGTTGCCGAGGAATTCAAAATCTTCTCCAACATCTGGCCTGGGATCATAGATCCAAAGAACTTTGACATCAAGTTTGTAGAGGAAGTCTGCGCCAATGATGGGTACGTGATCGTACCGCCAAACTCTTTCGCTCTAGCGCGCAGCGTGGAGTACTTCCGCATTCCTCGTGGCGTATTGACAATATGTCTCGGCAAATCCACCTACGCCAGGTGCGGCATCGTGGCCAATATCACGGCATTTGAGCCGGAGTGGCAAGGGCACGTCACTATAGAGATTAGCAATACAACTCCACTCCCGGCCAAGATATACGCTAACGAGGGCATCGCGCAGGTGTTATTTTTTGAAGCAGACCAGGTATGCCTCAAGTCATACGCAGACAAGAAAGGTAAATACCAGGGTCAGCGTGGTATAACGGTACCTAAAGTTTAGCGGTAAAGTTTACTGGTAATGCTGGGCCCATAGCTCAATGGCGGAGCACGCGTCTCATAATCGTTTGGTTGATGGTTCGAGTCCATCTGGGCCCATTCAGGATTGTCATGGTGACGGTCCACTATATTAGCAGAAAGGATGGATGGTTGATATGAAGTATATCATGGGTTTTATCGCTCTTCTGGTTACTGTGGTTATGGCTCTGGCTGTTATGGCTGGCTATCAGCCTCCGCAGCCCATTGCTGGCGATGTCGTGGGCATCCAGCCGGGTACCGTGCAGTTCGGCATTCGACAGGCTCTGGAGTCCAGAGCAGGTACGATTATCATGGAGCAGGGTGGTAAGTATATCTTTGGCTGGGGGATGGAGTCCGGGTTCGGATTTGTGGGCGTGAACCCATCCCAGCAAGCCGTGTATAATTATCGCATGACTGGCAACTTGATCAACTTCACCAACGCTGAGCAATTCGTGAACTATCTCAAAACGAACGGCTGGCAAACGGTCAGCGCGGCAGCTGTTCCAGAAACCATCAAGACGGCTGTGGGATTGAACGGTGGCCAGGTGCTGACCTGGATGGCCAGTCTATCACGCAATTGCCTGGTTCTGCTATTTCCAGCCGTATTGTTAGACGAACAGCCTTGGGTCCTGGTGTCACCGTCTAGCTAAGATTATCATGGAGGTCTTATGCCGCAGTTATTGAGTCTGCCCTTGGGAGTGTATCTAGCGCTGTGGATTTTATATCGTGCCAAGCCTATCAAATCCACGTTATTCCAGCAAGACCTTTTACAGTATGCCGCAGATTATGCACGTATGGCAGATGTATTGAAAGCGCTGGTTATGGCTGCTCCACCCAAAAATTGGATAGAAAGGATGGTGCGCGATTACGTAAGCGCTTACTTGGACAGGCTCTATGGCGATTATCAAGCGGCCCAAGCGTTGTCCAACATAGGCACCTCGATTATCGGTTATATAGCGTTCAAAGAGTAATAGCCAGCCCTCTCGCAAGAGAGGGCTTTGCCCTTGTAGCTCAACGGATAGAGCAGCAGCCTTCTAAGCTGACGGTTGTGGGTTCGAATCCCACCGAGGGTGCTGAAATAACTTGGAATTTACCATAATGAACCACTTTACTTTTATTAGGATAACGGTTATAATGTTAGTAGGTTGGCGCTAGCCAGCCGGGTCAGTCCATTTCCAACCTTGGCAGAGGTTATACAGAGGGCATCTATGTCTACCGACAAATTTTCCAAGACCCAGTTTGAAGATACACTAATCATCATCGCCACGGCAAAATCCTTGTCTTGGCGCATGGTGGGTTTTGTGCAGGGTGAATTACGTTACACCTTACACATTCGTCCGGATTATCAAATCCAGATCAATTCTTCCATCGATCATAGCGGGTACGCAGCCGATACGGGTGAGAACTCAATCCGTGTATGGCTTACTAACGACCAGGGCAAGCCGCTAGCTAAAAAAGAGCAGGCATACGTCACACGCGCACCGGGCTGGGTTACGCGATTATCCAAGGTCATAGACCAGGTACTAGAGACAGCCCAGAGCCTTTACAATACGCCAACGTGTCCCAAGTGTGGCGGTGAGATGGTAGCGCGCACGCGCAAATCGGATGGTGGCCAATTTTACGGCTGCCGCAAATTTCCATCCTGCAATGGCACGCGTAATATAGAAGACGCGGCCCAGCCTATGGCGGCCAAGCCTCTCCAGACCTTAACAGGCAAGCCCATTCCAGTAGCGCCAACGTGCCCAAAGTGCAACGCTCCTATGGCCATGCGTACGCGGCGCAGCGATGGCAGCCAATTTTACGGTTGCACGCGTTATCCATCCTGCAACGGTACGCGTAACCTCAACGATGTGGACACCGACACGACCAGCACGGTGGATCTAGCCAGCCAGCAAGCTATCAACGAAAAGATGGAAATGAAGCAGCGCTTTGCGGACCGTGAGGCTCAGGAAGAGCGCGCAGCCTTTGAGTCAGATCCAGATTATCAAGCCTCATTATCCAGTAAACTTTCCAACACTCTTATTCCAGCGCTAGAGTCGCAGCCAGCAGAGACGGCCAAGCCCAAGGAATTCGCACCGAGTAAATACCAGACGGCTATCTGGAATTGGGTCACGGATACCGTTCAGGTGTCGGCTAGCTATATTCGTGCCCTCGTGGTTGAGGCAGTAGCAGGGTCCGGCAAAACCACCACCGGGTTGAAAATGCTTGAGCGCATCCCCACCCAGTTCAGCGTGGTCTTTGTCTCGTATAACAAGGGCATCGCTATCGCCAATCGCAAGAAGGCTCCCAAACACGTCAAGGTATCCACGTACCACTCTCTTGGGTTCGGCATTCTTGTCAAGGCTCTGGATAACGGCTCTGAGATCAAGTTGGATGACGAGCTAGGTATTTGCAAGACAGATATGATATTGGAACCAGTCTTGGACCGCACGACCCAGAAGCATTTATACGGTCCAGTCAAATCTCTCGTGGAGTTAGTCAAGGCAAATCTGGTTGAGCCCACTCCAGAGAATTTATCGCAGCTGGCAGATTATCACGGCATCGAATTGAACGGTGACGAAGAGGTTATTTATCAGGCTGTGGCTTACGTTATTGAGCACGCGGCCAAGATTACCAATATCATCGACTTTGACGATATGTGCTGGTTGCCCGTGATTTTGAACTTACGCGGTGAGCAGTACGATGTGGTATTTGTCGATGAATTCCAGGACACCAACAAGTGTATGGGACAGCTAGCTATCCGGTTAGTAAAGCCTGGTGGCATCCTAATCGGTGTGGGTGATCGGTACCAGAGCATTTACGGCTTCCGTGGGGCAGATGCCGAAGCCATTCCCAACTTGATCCATATGCTGGACGCCGAAACTTTACCATTATCGATCACGTACCGCAATCCCAAGTGCGTGGTTCGGCTATGTAATCAGAAGTGGCCTGAGATTCCGATTGAGGCTGCCGAGTGGGCAGAAGAGGGCATCATTCGCTCCGTCTCTGGCGAGAAGGCTATTGACGAGTATAAAGTTGGCGACATGGTAATTTGCCGCACCAATGCCCCACTCGTGGAACCTGTATTCGAACTCATTCGCAGAGGCATCAAAGCCACCATCCGTGGGCGCGATATCGGTAAAGGTCTGGTAGCGTTTATTCGCAAGATGCGCGCTGTGGATATCCACGATCTAGTGATAAAAGCTAGCGAGTATCAGAAAGTGGAAGTGGCTAAGCTGGTGGCTGCCGAGAAGAACACCCAAGCCCAGGCTCTGGAAGATAAGATCCAGACAATCATCGCTCTGGCAGACGGCTGCACTAACGTGGGTCAGGTAGAGGCTAAGATTGACGCTATTTTCAGCGACAAGAGTGAGGGTGTGGTATTTTCATCTATCCACCGCGCCAAGGGCTTGGAGGCTGAGAGAGTTTATATCTTACACCCTGAGTTGTTACCTCACCCTATGGCCAAGAAGGATTGGGAGAAGCGCCAAGAGCGCAACATTGAATACGTGGCTTATACGCGCACTTTACACGAACTCGTTTTTGTGAACGACTAATTGGAGAATTATCATGGATACCCTGCAAAAATTGTCTACACGCAAGTTTAGTAATATAGAGACAGGACTGAGCCAGGAAGCCAGCGAGGACCAAGTGATCTACAGTAAGTTGATCAAGTTTATCTGGAAACTGGCTTGGCAATATTATCCAGTGGATGTGCTTATGGAGCCAGAAGAGGTTGCCAGTGAATTACTAGAGGAATTGGCCAAAGGTCTCAAGACCTATGCCAAGATGGATGACGGTGAGCCCAAGCTCAACGTTATGAAGACAATCTTGCGCAATCGAGTTAGCGAGTTACGCCACCGCTATTATGGGACGCATCGCAAACTAGGTCAGGGCACCAAGTCCATCGAGTCAGACGCGGCGTGCGAATCTCTCACCTCTAATGAGCCCACACCGGAGCATTATTTGGCGGCTATGCAGCACTCTATGGATAGAGTGATGGAGGTGCGCAGCAGATTGACTAATCCGGTGCACGTAAAGGTATTTGATTGCCTGGTATTAGGTCAGGGTGACGAACGGTTGACGAATATCCTCTTGGTTCATACGCAGCGCCAGTACGCAGTGTTCGCAAATCCCACGATACGCATCAAGCCGTGGATGGTGTCGCAAGCGCTATGTATAACAGAGACAGAAGCGCAAGCCGCATTCACCGCCATACGCAAGTTGTATAACGAGGTGTTGGATGCTCACTAACGAGGATATTACCACTCTGGTCAAAGACTTTCGCAAGGATGAGCTTATGGCGGTTGCCGAGGAATTAGGCATGCACGTGTCTCCAGAGGCTACCACTGCCAAGAAACTGGCCAAGGCTATTTATGACAATCTAATTGAGGAGGGTGTACCAGAATTTCAAGAGTGTTCCGAGACGCTAGCTGAGTTTTGCATATCGGCTGCGTTGACAGATGAAGATGGTAACATTCTTGAGATGGGGGATGATAATACAGCAGCAGACGTATCCGGTGCCAGCAAGTCGCTGAACGTTAGCGCCACGCAGGATAAAATGCCCGATTGCTTCGCATTCGAGGATGACAAAGACCCAGCGTGTCGCAAGTGCAAGGTTGCTACGCTATGCCGCCAGAGCCGTGAGGCCAATAGGCCAGAATGTTTTGGAAAGTATTTTGAGCCGCATAGCGAAGAATGTAAAGTGTGTATCGAAGCCGCGTTCTGCGTGCTAGCGATGCCCAAGACAGCTAAGAAGATTGCGTAAAGAGAGGATTATCATGGTAGTTCGAAGACGTATTGGCAAACCTGCTTCCAAGCCTGTGGAAGAGGAAGAAGTGGAAGAAGTCCTGGACACCCAGGTTGAGCCGGAAGACATCGATGTGGATGTCGAAGAAGATGATGCCGAAGCGGATGACGCTGACGAGGAAGAAGAGCCTGAGCCTCCCGCCAAGCCGACCAAGAAGGCAGTGGTTCCCACCGTCTCCACTAAGAAAGTTGTTGTGCCGCCAGTTGCCGCCAAGCCAGCCGCCAAGCCAGCCGCGAAGGTTGAGCCTCCAGCCGCTCCCGCCAAGAAAGTCGTTGTGCCTCCGCCAGCCGCCAAAGTTGCCGTGAAGCCAGCCGCCAAGCCTGTGGCCAAGATCGTTGAGCCGGACCCGGTTGTGGAAGAAGACGTGGTTGAAGAAGCGCCAGCCAAAGTTGCCGCTCCCAGCCTGAAACTCAAAACCGTGTCCAGCCAGGTCATGGAAGAATTGCTGCCCGCTATGATGGAAGCCATGAGCACTGGTCAGGTGATCGTCATCACCAAGACGGCTGATGGTAAATGGACGGTTGGCCCTGCCTCTGGACGCGCTGCCGCTAGCGCTGCCGGCAAGCTGACTGGCAAAGCCTACCTCGAAGAGGTCTGCACGCAGGAGTACCTCAAGTTTGACGAGGAATGGAATCAACTCACTGCCGCTGAAAAGCGCAATCGCGCCAAGAAAGAGGGTGTGAAGTGGGAAGATGACAAAGACGAACGCGTCAACATGATTCGGCTGACCCAGGCCATGCGCGAACACATGGGCGTGGAAAAGTACAAGCCTGAATACCAGACGCGCAAGCAGCGTGATGCGGTGCGCGGCTAGCCTCTAGCCAGCGCCAGGTACGTGACTAGTGCCCCCAGTAGCTATACTTGGGGGCACTAGCATTAGAGAGGGCTTTATGGAATTACTTAGTGACAATATCCAGCAGTTCTTTGAATTCATGAATGAACGCCATGCCGTGTATCTCAGGCGTGCGAACGGTCATCCTTGGCCATGGACACTTGACCCGATACTTCAGACGTATAAATTCACTAATGTATACAGAGAGCTTGACCGTGGCACAGTTCATTGCCGGGAGGCCATTAGGGAGCCGTACGCAGCGCATCCTGAACTGTTTTTCAACATCGCTGCCTATAGACGGTATAACCTAATCGAGACGCAGCAAGCCTTGGGTTATATCGAGGATTATGACGCTGACCGCTATACGCAGCACATGTTTCAGCGCAGAGCCTCTGGCGGTCAGATTTTCACTGGCGCTCATATGCTGTGCGGTAACATTCGGGACGCTAGTGGTTACATGCCGCCAACCAAGATTGAACAGATTTTCAATATATCGTTTGCTATTCTGTGGAATAAACGCAGAGAGCTAGAGCCGCAACCAGGAGATACGCTAGAAATGGCGTTCAATCGGCTAGACGGTAAAGTGCCTGGATACGGCCACTTTATCACTTACGAGGTTATCACCGATTTGCGCTGGACGCGTTATCTATGCAACGCAGCCGATATATTGACTTGGGCAAATCCTGGTCCCGGAGCCATTCGAGGGATTGTGCGCTTGATGGGTCAAGACGCTAGACATGGTACCAAAGACTTTCCAAGCCGTGCAGAGTGTATAATGGCAATGCGGACCTTGCTAGAACTGTCACCGGAGTATCTAGCCTACTGGATGGATCCACTGGAAATGCGAGACGTGGAACACTCGTTATGCGAATGGGATAAATATATGCGCGTTCTGACTGGCGAAGGCAAGCCGCGTTCCAAATTCGTGCCACCGCAACTTAGGTAGATCGTATGCACAGATGCAGGCTGATGTCCCATGGAAAAGTGACTTGGGTTACGTCTCCGCAACGCATAGCTGAGCTAACAGCCCAGTTCCCGCAAGTGTATTGCGAGACGTGCCATGCCTGGCAATGGCTAAAGCACGCTTCCAAATGTCCCACGGCTATCTACAGGCAACCAGTTGTATATCCAGGCATACGTCACCCGCAAGTTTAGTAATATAGAGCTAACCTAGTTGTGGACGGTGACTATGTTCAAAATGTACTATGACAAACATGGATTGACTTCAGACTCGTTGGCAGCGGCCAAGAAGTCTTTCATAGAGCGTGTGGGATATCAGCCGCAATGGTTATTGGTGCGTGGCGAGGATAGAGCTAAAGGTGAGGCCATGGCACAGCTAGGTAATATGAAGTGCGTGGAGACGGCTATGCCATCGTGCCACTTTGGGCTGGGTACCGTTTACAAATCCAATCGCACGCCCAGGATATTTATCACGAAAAGGAAACCAGTATTATGAGCGATAAAGTGAATGTTACTAAAGAAGCCTTGCAAACCATCGTGGACGGTTTACTGGACACGATTATCAAGAAGAACGCTGATTATGGCGATGCCTGGCAAGCCAACGGTATTTTCACTCCATTGATCCGCATCAAGGATAAACTCACACGGTTGGAGACGTTATCTGATGGGCGCAAGGCTATGGTGGCTGACGAGGATATCGAGGAAACGATGCGCGACACCGTGGCCTATGGGTTGCTGGCCCTATTGCGGCTGCGCTGGGAATATGAGCAAGAGGTTGTCCATAAGGTGTCCGATAATCTTATGGATAAATTCTCCAAGGTGTCCCACTGGCACGCGCCAGTATTGTTCCCAGAGTTGATTCTGCGCAGTTTAGATGATGGACAATCGCAATTACTCCAGGACGTACGCAGCTATATTATCATGCGCGTATTGTCTGGCGCAGACACGGTAAAGGAAGAATTCAACGAGCCTGAACTGGCCCAGCGGATTCGTGCCACCGTATCAGATGCGCCCACGCTGGAGGATGACGCAGTTCTTATTCAGTGGTACTACGATTATTACAGTTCCAAATGACCAAGCGGCCAGGTAAGCGCAACGATATATGCGTCAAATGCGATCTGTGGCAGGGTTGTAAGACACCGTTCATGGAGTCATACGGCTCTGAAGAGCCTGGATTGCTGGTTATCGGTGAGGCACCTGGAGAGGATGAGGACCGCCAGGGTCAACCTTTTGTAGGCAAGTCGGGTGCCTTACTGCGCCAGGTATTAGAGGAATTATTTGACGTTGACGCTGACGTGCGCTTCACGAACGTGGTGCGCTGCCGCCCACCAGACAACAAGATCACCAAGATGGCGATGAATCATTGCAGTCGATTTGCGCTGCAAGATATCCTCGATTATAAGCCAGCCTTGGTGTTTTTGATGGGTGGCAGCGCATTATCTGGCGTGCTGGGTGAGAATGGTATTACAAACTGGCACGGCTCTATTATCGATAAAGAGGTGGAAGACGGCTATGGCGACAAATTCACTGTGCGCTTTGTGCCTCTTTATCACCCAGCCTATATTTTGCGTGACTCTAGCCACATGGATGAATGGCTAGAAGCTATCACCAACGCGATTGACGCTGAGCAACGAGAGGATTGTCAATACATATATCCAGAGACGTTGGCAGAGGTCAAAGCTATGCAAGGCTATCTAGCCCAGCACACTGATATTACGTTTGACGTTGAGACCTCTACACTTGATCCATATTTGGATGGTAGCTTACTATTATCATTGTCATTCGCAGCCGGGAGTGTAGCGTACTCTCTGCCTGTGGATCACCCTGAGTCGTGGTTTCTAGGTAATGCTAAGCTAAAGACAATATTGCGCGATATATTCCAGAGCCATAGCGGTCATTTATCTGGGCATAATGTAAAGTTTGACTTGATGCACGTTAGCGCCAGGTTGGGTATAGACGTGGACGCTGGCGGTGATACGATGCTAATCAGTCATTTGCTGGACTCTAGACAGGGTGTACATGGGTTGAAACGTCTTGCTGGCGTTCACTTGGGAATGTATGATTATGATTCAGAGCTAGAGGTATATAAGAAGCAGCACCCAGAGGCTAATCCAGAACGCGGTGGCAGTTACGCTAAAATACCGTTGGATATTCTATTACCTTATGGTGCCAAAGACTCTTGGGCTACGCTTCAGTTGGAGCGCAAGTTGTATCCAGAATTATCGGATACGCAAAAGACTTTATACCATGAGTTAGTGGTGGCGGCCACTAATGCTTTGCGTCATATCCAGAGCAACGGATTGCCATTGGATGCTTACGTGGCTAAGCGCTATGCTGGAATATACGAGCTATTGCGCGATAAAGCCTTCCAAGTGGTTTTGGATGATCCCAAAGTAAAGAGTATGATGAGCAAGGTGAATAAAAAATTACGGCAAGATAGCGTTGGTAAGAAGCGCCAGCCCAAGCCGTATATTTTCAATCCAGGCTCTGCCAATCAATTACGCGATTTGTACTTCTTACACTACAAATTACCAGAGGTGGGCAAAACGAAGTCTGGAGCACCAACCACCTCGTCAAAATCCTATCGTCCGCTAGAGTCCAAGCACCCCATCTTGTACAAAATTCGTTATTACAAGTTATTGTCTAAGATGCTGGGAACTTACTTGCGGCCAGCAGCCGAAGGTAAGTGGTCATCTAGCGATGGTAAAGTGCGCACGACCTATAATCAGCATGGCACGGTTACTGGACGGTTATCATCATCCAGGCCATTGAATCTCCAAAACATACCCACTCCAGAGAAAGAGCCGGGTACGATACTGGAGCATATGCCTATCAAGAATGTATTCACGCATTCCGATTGGCTAGAGGTCTTTGCTGATATCTTTGGGTACAATCCGTGGCCTGTATATGATAATATCTATGATAGCGGCGCACTCGTGGCAGCGGACTATTCTGGTATGGAATTGCGGGTGTTTGCCTCACTGGCTAATTGCCAGCCCATGATCGATATCATCAAGTCAGGCAAGGATTTTCATTCAGTCGTGGCTATTATGGCCATGACGCATAAATCTCCGTTTGATGTCGAAGATGGTGAAATAAAGGCTCTGCCCAAGCCAGTGCGCTATCGCTATAAATGGACAAACTGGACGTTGCTATATGGTGGCGATGCTTATACGCTCCACAGGCTGTACGATATCCCTCTAGAGGATGCCGAGGAAACAGTTGAGATATATTACGATATCTTTCCAGAGGTACTGGATTATCGTAAGTGGACGCAGAGCTTCGCAGAGGATAATGGTTATATTGAATCACCCTTTGGAAGACGTGAGCACTTGCCATATATCAATGATCCACGCGATAGAGGCTTCCAGAATAAAGACAGGCGCGCAGCCGTCAACATGCCAGTTCAATCGGCTGCCAGCGACACGTTATTGACTGCCTTGACAATAATAGATCGTAAGTTGCGAGACACTGGACTGTATTCTAAGCTAGTAAATACAGTACATGACTCGTTGGTGGCAGACTCTCCACGACATGAGATTGTAGCATATGCCGGATTATGCAAAGACGTTATGGAGAATGTAGCCACTTACGCGGCCCAGTATGCGCCTGGGCTGGACTTTTCTTGGCTCAGAACCCCACTCAAGGCAGATATTGAGGTTGGTACGCATTATGGCGCTGAGATGGGATTGGATGAATGGCTAGAGGAATATGGCCAGCCTTGCGATAAAGAGTTGGCGCTAGAATTATCATTGATGTAAAGAGAGGCTACGATGAAACTGATCAATTGTCAAAATCCAGCTACGCACTATGTCCAAGATGGACCTTACGATATCACTCTGGTATGCGAACAGCATGCCGAGGAATATGGAGCGCAGCCCACCACGATACCTTTGAACCATCAGCAGTGCGCAGACGTTAGCGCTATTCAGTTCACCTTGGGTGAGTTGATGGAATTATTCGAGTTCTTCAAGAACCCAGATAACGCTGACGTGTGGCGCACCAAGACTGGCGCAGAGATTTTACAAGCCTTGCTCAACGCAGGGATTATCATTGAGGATGATATCCACGAATTGTCGGAGGATTAGGCATGGGACAGGCCAAGCCAGTTATTCAAGCTATCGAGGGCTTTACCATCACGGTTATGGGCCCAGACGGTAAACGCGCTGCATATAACGCGATAGAGCTTCTCAACGTCAATGGCGAAGCGCTAAGCGAAGAATACATGCAGCAAGCGGCTCTATATGGGCACTTCGCAGTGCTCACGTCCATGGCAGAGGATTATCGCAATAGAGCCGATTTTGACAAAGATGTCGAGTATGCCCGCACTGATTCAGCCGTGCGTGAAGCAGCAGCGGTCAACGACCAGAAAATGACTGAGCCGCAAGTCAAAGCGTGTATCACCACCGATGCCGAGTATATAGCGAAGCAAGCTGCCTACTTTGAAGCTGAGTACCAGTTCAAGTTGCTAAAGGCTATCACTGATGCTCTGAAGCAACGCGCTGATATGCTAATCTCACTTGGCTCCCAGATGCGTAAAGAAATGGACATGACTGGCATGAATATACGTTCCAACGAGGTTCATGACCTGGACCAGAGCATAAGCGATGTCAAATCCATAATGCGCTCCAAGCGTGGAAAATGACAAAAAGCAAGTTTATTATTATAGAGCTAGGAATTCACCACTTTTACCCAGGGATATTCCTGATCACATATTTCACCACTTTTACCAAGGAGTTCTGTAAATGGCAACCAAGCCGCTAGCTAAAGGCAAGTCAGTCGCAGGTGGGCAAGATCGTTTGGCTGCACTGCGCAGTAAGATGAAGGGCATGGATTTGGGTGGCAGTTCAGGTTTCTGGACACCCAAAGAAGGGCGCAACGTGATCCGCATCCTGCCGGAAGTGGGCACCATGCAGTATTTTTTCCAGCAGGTTGGGAAGCACTCATTCCCTCCAGACGGCAAGAAGTACGCGTACTGCCCCAACTTCACCAGTGAGGGTGAACTGGAATGCCCGGTTTGTGAGATCGTGTCTCAGATGTCGAAGTCAGGCGACAAGGCTCAGAAGGCCATGGCCAACGACCTGCGTGTGCGGCGCACTTGGTGGATGAACGTTATCGTGCGCGGCCAGGAGAGCCAGGGACCGATGATCTTCACGCCAGGTACCACGATCTTCGGTTCGCTTATCACCCTCATTTCAGATCCGGATTATGGCGATATTACAGACCTCAATGAGGGCTTCGATATTACCATTGTGCGCAAGGGTTCTGGCCTGGACACCGAGTACGAGGTGTTACCCAAGCCCAAGCCGACTCCGCTGACCGATGACGCTGACTTGAGCCAGGAATGGGTGGACAAAGCCAAAGACCTGAGCTATGTCGAGGTCTCCGAAGATCCAAACGAGGATAAAGAGTTGTCGGACGGCCATGCGCTGTATGTCCTGCCGTACAATCGGATTATCAAGGAACTCAAGCTGGATGAAGGTGTTTCTGCGGACGAAGAGGAAGAGAAGCCCTCAAAATCCAATAACGCCAAGCAAGCGGCCACGGCTGCACGCAACGCCAAGAAGCCAGCACCGGAGCCGGAGCCTGAAGAAGAGGATGAAGATACTGAGGATGACGCCAGCGAAGAGGACGAGGAAGAGGAAGAAGTGCGTCCCGCCAAGCGTTCAGCGGTAAATTCGGACGTCAAGAGCCGCATGGCACGCAGGTCCGCCAGACGCTAGCTGCGCCCGCATCCTTTTGATAATAACCTGGTCAGAGTATATAGCCTGACCAGGTTATTTGTAAGGGCTGGATGATGAAAGTCTTACATTTTGCTGATGCCCACATAGGTGTAGACTCTGCTGGTTCAATCGATCCAATTACTGGAATGAGCGAACGTGTCTTGGATTATTTGGATACGCTTGATGCCATAATCGACTTTGCTGAGAGTGAGCAAGTCGATTTATCAATATTCGCTGGTGATGCCTTTCATCGCCATAACCCTCACCCTATGTATCAGACAGCGTTCGCAGAGCGTGTTAGACGGCTAAAGAATATTGCGCCATTGGTTATGCTGGTTGGTAATCACGATATGTCGCCAACGTCCAGCGCCATAGAGATATACGGCAGCTTGGGTATCGAGGGAGTTACAATTGGCAATCGTTATGAGGTTCATGTTATTGATACCAAGTCTGGCCCTATACAAGTTGCTACAGCACCGTACCCATCCAGGCGCACGCTAGATTGCGCCAAAGAGGATTTGCGTGTCACGGCTGAGCAAGCTATCTATGCGCTTGGTGAAGGTATCGATGACACTATGCCATCCATTTTAGTGGGTCATTTTTCTGTATCTGGCGCTAGCTATGGTGTAGAGCGTGGCTATGTGCTAGAGGATGAATCAGATGTGGATATTGGCGTGTTAGCGGATACCGTATGGGATTATGTAGCACTAGGTCACTTACACACCCATCAATGCCTCAATGATAATCCTCCAGTGGTTTACTCTGGCTCAATAGAACGCGTGTCTTTCAACGAGGAAAAAGAGCCCAAAGGATTTATCATTATCGATATCGCTCCAGGACGCGCTGACTGGGAATATATCGAGTTGGATGCCAGGCCATATGTAACAATACGCGTCAAAACGGAAGCCGATAATCCCACCAAGAAAGTGTTACAGAAGTTGGAGTTGGCTGCCTTGAATGGAGCGATTGTCAAAGTGATAGTCCAGGCTAGCAAAGAGGCTCTAATGCGCCTGGATAAACGGCAAATATTGACCGCATTAGAGCATAAACACGTATTCAGTATGGCAGGTATTGTCATGGTTCCGCTATCGGATGAACGCGATAATGGTGCGCGTATGGATGCGGATATCTTCAACGTTGGTATGACACCGGATGCCCTGGTTGAGATGTATATGCGCTTACTAGGTAAAAGTGACGCGTTTATAGAAGGCACGCTGCCAGTGGCTAGAGATATTATCAATACAGTGAATCGTGAACTTGGAGGATGATATGGCGAGTAAAGCATCAGACTTGGTAAAGGCTATGAAGCGCAAGATAGATGTGTCATTGTTATCGGATGACGACAGCCCTTGCGTGGTAAACGCGTTTATGCCCACCGGATGCCTCGTGCTGGACGCTATTATGGGCAAAGGTTTGCCAGTTGGACGGTTGACTGAGATGTTCGGTGACCCATCTAGCGGCAAGAGCCTGATAGCAGCGCAGACGGTGGCGCTGGCCCAGCAATCTGGCATCATATGCGGGTACGTGGATACAGAGACGGCTGTGTCTATCGATATGATGAAAATGCTGGGCGTGGACGTGGGCAACTTGATCTATTATTCACCAGACACAATCGAGGAAGTATTTGAATTCTTTGAGACAGTGGCTGAGTTGAAAGACAAGAAGTTTCCTGACACGGATATGCTACTGGTTTGGGATAGCGTGGCTGCCACCTCGGATGAATATGAAATGACGCACGAATATGGCAAAGCTACTATGGCCAGCCATGCGCGTATTATATCGCAATCCTTGCGCAAATTCACGCGTATCCTATCTGACCAACGCATATGTGCTTTATTCCTCAACCAGACGCGCCAGAAGATTGGCGTAATGTTTGGCGATGATACATCTACCTTTGGCGGCAAGGCTATTCCATTTCATTCATCAGTGCGCGTTCAATTGGACCTCTCCAGCAAGATCAAGAGTGATAAAGCTAAGAACGGCAAGAAGCGCATCTTGGGTATGCTTACGCGTGCCACCGTGGTAAAGAATAAAATGGCCAAGCCGTTCAGGTCAGCCACTTTTCCGATTTACTTTGGTGAAGGAATAGATGACCCAGCCGCCACATGGTTATATCTGAAAGATGCAGACCTATTGCGGCAAGAGGGACGCAGCTATATATTATCATTGGGTGACGAGGATATCGAGTTGTCGAGGGCAGATTGGCCTGACTTTTACAGAGAGGAATATGCCGCCATAGCTGAGTTGGTTCTAGCCTATGACCCGCTGGCGGTTGTACAGCACGCTAATCCAGAAGAGCAGCCTTCTACTGAAGATGAGTCTGGCGAGGAATAGAACATGTTGAATTTACTTATTGATGGAAATAATCTGGCTCATCGATGTCGTCATGCGTTTCATCTATCGCACCATGGGGTAGATGTAAGCGTGACCTATGGCTTCTTGCGCAACGTGGCCAGCTTGATAAAGCGCTTCAAGCCTTCATCCATAGTGGTATGCTGGGATGGTGGAGTGCCTGAGTTCAGGCGCAAAGCTGTACCAGAGTATAAAGCCAATCGTGACCATGGTGACCCACTCGAATATCAAGACTTTCTGCGCCAAGTCCAAGAGCTTACTGATTACGTGTTCCCTATGATGGGCGTGGTCAGCGTTCGCAAACTTGGCGCAGAGGCTGACGATCACTTGTATCACGCCAGCCGTATGCTGGAAGGTGACAATATGATCGTTAGTGGGGATAAAGACCTATTCCAGGCCATCGATGATGAGTTGGGCGTGAGCGTGTATTATCCCTCTAAAGATAAAGTGTACACGATGGTCGATGTAGAGACTGACTATGATATAGCATTCTCGAATTACGTGGATTGGCGCGCACTGATTGGCGACTCAAGTGATAATATCCCAGGTGTGCCTGGTATCGGTGAAAAGACGGCTAGCAAACTATTCAAAGAATTCCGAGAGCTAACGAATATCACCAACGCGGCCACTGGCAGCTATCCTGGGCCAGCCGTACTGTCAGATAGATTGTCTAGCGCCATTCTAACGTTCGGATTTGAACGGATATGCAAGAATATCTATATAATGGCCCTCTACGCAGATAGGGTGGGTTCTAGGCAAGCTATACTCGATGCTATTGGAGATTATAGACCAGCAAACGCTAAGCGCATAAAGCAATACCTTTTGCGTAATGCGTTTGTATCTTTGATGGACGGCATGCCTATGGCAATGACCAAGTTGAAACAGCCGTCTATACGTGCTGGTAAATGGCGCGTGCCAGTTATCCATTGTCGCAGGATATCGTATGAATAGCCTGTATTTTGGCATAGATCCAGGTATGGGTGGAGGGCTGGCAGCCATTTATGGCGCTAGCCAAGCTATCTATACAGCACCTATGCCTCAATCTGGTCATGGGGTGGATCCAGAGCGCATTGCTGCCTGGTTCATGGAAATATACGATAATCACCAGCAGCCTGAGCATGTCGCAGCTTGTATCGAGAAAGTCAGCGCTATGCCAGGCCAGGGTGTCACCAGTATGTTCTCGTTTGGTATGTCTACTGGTATAATCCACGGTGTGTTAGGTGCGCTACAAATTCCACGGTATATGGTTACACCGCAAGCGTGGAAGAAGATTGTATTGGCTGGAACCAAAAAAGATAAAGATGCGGCTATTGCATTCTGCCGTATGGCGTACCCTTCAGCATCATTATTACCCACACCGAGGTGCTATAAACCTAATGACGGTATGGCGGAGGCATTATGTCTGGCACACTACGCGCTGATAAAACGGCTCTAATATTTGACAACGCTAGAGTCACCGAGTTAGTGTTGGATTGGCAGCAATCTGAAAATCCTGCTATCATGGCTAGAATTGTTGAATTATCTCAATACCTAGTTGAAGCCATAGTTAGCATTTATGATCCCAACGATAGAGAGGATTTGATTCAAGAAGCCTTGATGAAAATCCAGCATTCCAGCCGCTATTTCAATCCAGGTGTATCCACGCTGCATAATTACTTCACGACTGTGATCCATAATATATGCCGCACCTATTCAACTAAAGAGAGCCGCGTGATCTTACTAGACGACTTCGCCAAGCCGTCAGAGGATAGTGACGAGGTTGATTCACTGGAGGATGGGCTAGAGGATTGTCAATCCACGCTGGCATTCGACAAGCTATGCGAGGATGCTATATTGGTGGATCTTACGCATTACAATCGGCAACGCTTCCCATCTATACCTTGTATCATCTTGGATGAAGTGTCAGAACTCATTTACAGTTCGCTATGTCGAGAGCAGCGCAGCCGGGACGCGATAACGCAGATTGCTCAGCTAGCTAGTATACCAGTTCCCATCATGACAATCATATACAATTCCAGCCTTATATTCTTACGCAACCTTCATCTGAGCAACGCATCGCTAGATGATTATAGTGATGGAGGTGAATTCACGTTGTTACGTGATTTGCGTACTGTGCTTGGAGAGGTAGATTACAAGCGAGTGCGTGCGATATTCGCAGGTATGATGATAAAACTGCCTCAGTAAATATAGTTGTCAGGCAATATCGACTAGAGAAAGGATAGATTATGAAGCATGCAATTCGTACGATTGTGTTGCTGGCGCTGATGATTGTCATGTGCGCCACTTTCGTGGGCGTGGCTTATGCCGCGCCATTATCGCAGGACGCGGTGCCCATTGATCCCAGCGCGCAGCCCGCATTGCCTATGGACCCAACCATTGGCGGCGTGAGTCTTATAATGCTGGTTATGGGTTATGTCGAGTTGGTCAAACGTTTTGGTGTAAAGGGCAATACCTTGATGCTAGTGGCCCTGATCATCAGCGTGGTTGTGGGATTTATATACAAACTTATGACAATGTTCCCGCAACTCAATCCCTGGGTGGAGACGGTTATCTTCTGCCTGGCATTCGGTTTGGCCAGCACTGGTTTATTCGACATGGGTAATAACGCGGTAAAAAAGGCTATATCAGCCTTTATGACTGGTAAGGAATGACGCATATGCTGACTGATGTCGTGAAGATACTAGCTGCCGCTATGGCGATTGTAGCAGTGATAGCCAACGTAGCTTATGCTAAGCGATATCGTTTGAAAAATAAATCGGTGGTGCGGTTGACTCAGGCATCAGCCAGCTTGTATGCGTTGATTGTCATTATATTGGATTTTACTCATATCACGTCCATGCAGGACGTTAGCGGCTACTTATTGCTATTGGCGTTGACCTTCATGCTGACTGCCTCTGCCGCAGAAGGATTGGTGGATTTATGAATTTACTGGAGACTGTGGATAATACTAATATAGTGGTGACGGCTGTAGTATCGTTATTCACTGCCTTACTGGGCTCAGGTATTGTCACTACACTGGTGTTAGCGGTATTAGAGCGTAAAAAGAGACGCGCAGAGGCTATCGAGACGGAAGAGAAGGCGCAGCTATTGCGCGCTCAATGGGCAGAGCAGATACGCCAGACGGCTTCTGCCATGATAGAGGAATTGAACGAGAAGGTGACGCGGCTAGAGCGCCAATACCACTCCCAGGCCAGACTTATACACCAGTTGAGGTTAGTAGTCAACGCTTACGCAGACAGGCTGGCCTACCTCATGGTGGGCATCGAGAGTTTACACAGGCAAATCCTGAGCTTGAAGCAAATTCCGGTTTGGACGCCAGACTTGTGGCAAGCACCCACTTGCGAAGAAAGTCCAGATAATGCCGCTATAGAGTCGTGATAATTGTCATTATTCCTGGTAAACATTCACGTCAGTAAATATACTGACGTGAATTTATATGTAGAGGTCCATATGTCGGTTGAATTCTCAAAAATACGCGCTGGAAATATACGCGAAGAGCCTGGCACACCGGGTGGCACGACCTATTTTGTCAAGTTGCCAGCCAATCGAGAGGAAAAGGCAATCTGTTTCAGGCGCATGCATAAAGATCACGCGTTGCGCTGCACCAACCCAGCTGGGTATAAGACTTGGCACGTTGGTACAGGCGCGTGCGCGTTTCACGGTGGAAATACATCAGCCAATCCCAACATTCGCACTGGGCGCACAGCGTTTGTGACGCGCACGCGGCTCAATGACCAGATCCAGGAATATCTGAATCAAGATCGTGGTAAGTTATTGAACCTCGATTATGAGTTGGCTACGGCCAAGGCTATTTATGCTGAAATGGTGTCCTTATTTCCAGAGCCTGGGGATGATAATTATGGGATATGGCTCAATCGGTTTTTGAATGTCATTGGATCCATAGGCACGCTGGTGGAAAAGATATCGCGCACCGATGCCCGCAATACACTCACGGCTGCGCAAGTTTTATTATTACGAGCCACGGTGGCTGATTTATTCTCAAAGTATATCACGGATCCAAACGTGCGAGAACGTGCGGCACGTGAGTTAGCGGCTAGACTGGGTGGAGAAGTTGCTCAGAATGTCGATATGCGGCGCAGCGAAGTTTATCTTCCAGATTACAGCGAGGTTCAAGATGGGTAAGATAGTGGTCACTTGGAAAGAAGGCAATGATAATTCTGGGAACTTTGGTCACGCTGGCAGACCTGGGCGTGTCGGAGGTTCAGCGCCAGCACGTGGTTCAGCGCCCAGAGAATTGACGCCAGAGCAGCAAGCCAGACGCGATAGATTGAATGCTGGAGAACGAGCACGCTCCACCGAGGTCACGCGCCAGATGCGTGCTGGTTGGTCACGTACCATGGCAGAGGATTATGGGCGTGATGCGAGACAGCGCCAGTATGAGATATGGGATGCGGATTTGCGCGATAACGCTACGCGTGAGTTGCGCGGCCAAGAGGCATATGATTTACAATATCGCATATCGCGTGAGCAAGGTTGGGGTAATGTGACAGCATCATTCGAGGCAGGGCTGGCGCGGCAAAGAGCTATGGAGGAATGGGACCTATGGTCACACCCCAAGCCGCGTATGACTGAGCCTACTATGGATTATCCCAAGCCAGCTGATAAGGCTATCAATCCAAAGAAAGGTCTGAAGGTTGAGCCTCTGGCTTCCGAGGTGAAAAATCAATTGCGAGGACCGCTCAGTGTTACTGATAGAGACGTATTAGAAGCCTGGACAAAAGCAGGATATACCAAGCCCATCGAGGATTTTGTAGAAGAAGCTTGGAATACTGTGGATGAAACTACGGGTACGCGTGGTATAGTTCAATCGATAACGTTGAAGGATGGGTCTAGAGGTCCAACGGTTGAAGTGGAAGGTATTGTGCGAACTGCCGATGGTAGTTATGTCGGTGGCTTTACACGCTCTATTTATGTAAAGTTGAAGGAAGTTCATCACGACCTATTCACTCTGAATGGTAGTCAGCAAGGTACTGGGTTCGGCTCTGCCTGGTATCAATCCAGTGAAGTGACTTATAAAGAAGCTGGCATCAAAGAGGTCACTATTTACGCCAATATTGACGTAGGTGGGTACGCGTGGGCCAGGATGGGCTTCGATTTCAGGCACGAGACGTATCTGATTGGCGCTCAAGCCAAATTGGAGCGTATGTGGAGCCAGCGCTATAATACGGCTATGCCTAGATCCACGTTGGATTCCTTACAGCACTCTTGGGAGATTGCGGCATTCGTAGGTCCAGATGGTTTCAAATTAGGTAAAGAGTCCATGCTGAATTCCAGTTGGCAAGCCATAAAGTATATGGCAGATGATTCATTGAGCTATCGAGTTGGAGAGGCATACTATGAGAGTAAAGCTAAGCAGCGCCAAAACCGTTGAGCCAGAGACGCAGCCGGACGGCCAGATCGTGGATGATAATGGTAAACCGACTGGTGCCAGTATCTGGACTGAGGAAGTAAAGGACGAAGCCTTGGATGATGCCTGGAGGGCTGCGTTGGCGGCCATTACGACACCCAGTGGCCCTCGTAAAAAGAAGTTTCAGTTGCGCAGCAAGGATTAGAAATGGTCAAGACTCATGGAGCACCGTTATATATTGGTACAGAGGTAGAAATGCTGGCATTTACGACTGTCAGAGAAGGTACGTGGTTTCTGACAGACGAACCAGTGTTGTATTGGTTCAACGGTGCTTCATGGGTTGACGTGTCGCAGAGCGCTGAGGCTATCGCGCATTCAGCGTTGAGTGGTCTCACTACATCAGGTCATCCTGCCTCGATTATATCGGTGGACACGTCCAGTTTCACGAAAGTCTTTGATGTCGCTGACGATACTGTTCAAGAGGCTCTAGAGGCTATTGATAACATAGGGATTATGCCGAACCCTATGACGGCTGAAGGTGATATGATTTACCTTGGGCCCAATACAGTGGTATCCAATCCTACGCCATATATATTAGAGCTTATACACAATTCCACGAGCGAAGTGATAATTGCGGATATGGATTTGACGGTGGACGTTGGCACCTCGATTACCGTCACTTGGAATATATGGGTCAGCGGTATTGCTTATGGCGTGTATAAGGATTACACGTTGCGCGTGCGCAAAGAGTCCTTGACTGGAACTGTTCTTGGCAGCAAAAGTGCGCGCTTCGGAACTGACTCATCAGCTGGCCACGAGCAGCAGTGGACATCTTCTTACTTAGATAACGCGCCAACTGACGGACGCTATGTCGTAACAGCGCAATTGAACGGTGGGTGGCCCTTATACTCGGATACGCGTGAATTCACGCTATCGTCAGTTCTATCCAGTCCTACGCGGCTTCCTATAGGTTCAACGGGTGAGGTGCTAAAGGTCGTTGGAGGCTATCCAGACTGGGAACCTATGCTCACCTATCCACTGGTATTAGGTGATAGCACGAATAATACCACGATAGAGACTGACGGTACGATCAAATTCAACGGCTCTGCGACAGTCTTCGATGATATCGCGTGTTCTATATCCTCGGCAAGAGTGACTGGCGCGGCATTATTAGCAATGCCGAATGGGTTTTATGCCTACAGATTCAATACCAATCAATCGGTAGAATTTGACGCGCAAGAGGTGTCGCACGCTTATAAAGAAGGAAGCTCTATAGAATTCCATATTCACTGGGTGACTGGTGTATCGGATGCGTCAGATCGTTATGTAAAATGGCAAATAGAGTATTCATATACCACTGGACCAGCTATTGCCGCGCCATTCCCTATTTACTCGGATACGGTGACCATTAGCGCTGAGACAACGGTGCCTGCCAATACTGACGATATGTCAGAGATTACTACATCTATAGGCACGCTATTGGATGCCAACATGAAAATGGGTGGACGTATTTTGGCCAAGGTCACGAGGATTGCCGCATCCAGTACAGCACCATCTAGTGGGCCATTCCTTACGCAATTTGGTATTCACGTGGAAAAAGACACGCTAGGAAGTAGATCAATTGGAGCTAAGTAATTATGCTTACTTATACGCTAGCTGTGGACGTTTGGGAAGGAAGCCTGGACATTGAAGAGCAGATATTATGGGATGCTGGAGTGCGTGCCATAATCGTCAGGCTCAATAACATGAACGGTGGGCATCACCTCGATGCCAATTTTCAAGCCCAGTGGGACCAGGCTGCTAACTTCTTGCGCTGGCCCTATTTTGTATACAATCCCTGGGTAAACGCAAGAGCTAATTTTGACTGGTTGCGTGCGCATATGCCCAAAGAGGCTACGCACGTTATGCTGGATATCGAGGTCAAGCCTCCAGAGAATTACGCAGCTGTTACGTATGCGGCTGATGTACAGAAATTTGTGGATATGGTGACGGCTGCCTGGTCATTCGATATCTATACTGGAGGTTGGTTCATATCCTATCTATCCAAGTGGCCCAGCGAGCGTTATACCTGGGCCAGATATCCTTATACATTCTATCCTGCTAACACGACCAGATTGTCATGGGCTGATTTACATAGCAAGATTAGAGCTACGTCCTGGAACCCAGGCAATACCGTTGGCACTTGTCAGTTGTGGCAGATATCAGCGGATAGGTTTATATTACCAGGTTGCGCTGAACGTCCAATGGATATCGTTGTTTTCAACGGTGACGAGACGGCTCTGCGCCAGTATATCGCATATCAGTCCAGGCCTGATTATGTGGCTGATATTCTAGCTAGGATGGAGCAGCGCCAGTTAGACCAGGCAAAAGACCTCACGCAACTCAAATCTTTATTAGGGAAGTGAACCATGGCAGTTATTAGATTGAAGGGTGGTAAAGGCTCTGGAAACTTCGGTCACGCTGGTAGACCAGGCCAAGTTGGTGGTAGCGTGGTCGATGGTGATGCGGCTCTTACAAGTGACCAGCGCTTGGCTTGGGATCAGAACGTCAATATTGCCACTTACGCCAGACTTCAGCAGCCTGATATTAGAGGCTATGCGGATCATGTCAATAAACGCATACAGAATATCGTATGGGGTGATGTATCAAGAGAGGATTTTATTGCCTCTATAAACGAGCCTGGGCCAGATATTCCAAAGGCATCTGCGCAAGATAAGATGTCGGTGGGCTATCTATTACACGCGTTGAAAGGTTATGCAGCTGAGCACCCAGCCGCCAATCTAATCGGATGGAATGAATTACAGCCTTTGCTGAAGATGTCTGAAGCAGAGTTTGATTATATGATCTATTCGAGAGGTGGCAGCCAGTATTTTCAATGGGAGCGTAGATTTGGTTTGAATCAATTACGCTTACATACCAGTGATTACGCTCTATCACCCAAAACAGGTATCGTGTCCACGCAGCAAGCTGTTCGCACGGCTATAAAGGCTATGGGTTACAGCAATCCAGGCAAATTCTATGACTATATAAAGAGCCTGTATAATAATGGCGAGGTGAAGAAAGAGCGTGGCGCTATCCGACTCAAAGGTGGAGAAGGCAGCGGTAATTTTGACCACGCAGGACGTCCTGGTAAGGTTGGCGGCTCTGCGCCATCTAGCGCTATAGTCACGCAGTTAGCGGAAGATGACCCATATATCGAGGATTTACATCAGTATCTACTTGCTAATGAGCGCAAATATGCTAAGTTTTATGGAGGTGATTCATATTCAGCTTCATATTTTCATTTGGGTCAGCGCGTGTTTCGAGGGCAAGGCAATCTGACGCGTGATTACGCTATGGCGCAATATATAGAGTCCAAGACAGATCGTGAAACTATGTTATTTGTAATGGGTTCGCAAGAAAATTGGACTATGTCGCCAGGCAGCGCTTATAATGAATGGGCTGCTATAAACACGTTGACGACTAATAAGAATAAACCTAAAGGTTTGATTGACGTCCAACTGACGGATAGGCAGATTGCCGGTTTCAAGGCTAGGCAGGAATATAATCAAGCCTTGTTCAGAGAGTTGTATGGCGAAGAAGTAGTCATGTATAGAGGTGTAAATGGACGTTATGCTGGTAAATTACGCACCGCTATGCTGGAGAAGGCTGGTATAACGATAGAAGATGCCGATAAACACGTGACTGCTAAAGTTTATGGATTATCATCGTTCTCTAATAATAGAGGTAGAGCCTACTTATTCGCCAGTAATAAATCGAGACGGTTGACTGGATTGGTGCTATCTAGAACTGTGAAAGCGGAAGATGTATGGATATTGCCCAGAGATGCTGGAGTGGCGCCACCTATTACATTTTCAGATGATATTGGAGAGGTGGTGACGCTGAACACTGACGATACTATGGATTTTTATATAGAGGATTGGGATTATGGCAACTAACCTAGATATAGATTTATTGGATGATTTTGAATGGGAGAACTGGCTGCATACACCCAAGTCAGTTATCCGACTCAAAGGTGGGCCCACCTCTGGTAATTACGGTCATAAAGGCAGACCAGGCTTGCGTGGCGGCTCTGCTAAAGGTGGCGGCCATGCGCGCATTGGTTTACGAGCAGCCGCTATTGAAGCTGATCCAAAGTTCGCTGATAAGACGGCTGCCAAGCGTGCTGCGCTACATCGATTATCTAGAGAGCATAGAGAACGTGTTGAGGCATTCCGTGATCAAATTCCTCATTTAGCAGAGCGCTTGGGTTATGATGCCGCTCTAATATCTTACGAGGGTGTTGGATATCCTTTCCAAGTCGGTGACGTAAAATGGAAGGCTGCTGGAGATTATAGTCCTATAGATAGGCATATAAGATTATATGACGAAGCATTCCAACGTAATAATAATACCAATGAGGATAATCAAATATCCAAGACTGTACTGGCTCACGAAGTCATGCACGATAAATGGCAAATGTTCAGTGAGCAGTATACTCGTGATAAGTATGATATAGATAATATTATGCGTGAGCAGATGGATAAAGGTGTGCCCAGGCTGGAATATATTATGAAGCCTGACGGCAATTTGCGTAATGCCGATTATGAAAATAAGTACCAATCCTACGTCATTATGCGCTACATCGAGGATAATGCCGAGGAATTACGCACCAAAGATGGTGTGACGGCATATAGCAGGTCATACTATCAGGCTGATCCATATAGCTCACTGGCTATCAACGAGACGTTAGCTGAGATTGCCCGGCTAGACTATAGCGGTCATATGCACGAGGTTGATTATGTGTGGAAGGAATTATACCGACAAATCAATGCTATATATCCTCTAGTGCAGCCGTCTACGCCAACGAGCGCCAAGGAGGCAAGCGCTAGCGATATTGAGCGGATTATCTACATCAACGACCAGTTCGAGGTCGTTGACGAGAGTAAAGCCACGATTGTCAAAGTGTATTACAAAGACGGCTCTATGAAGTTTGGCGTGCGCGCTGGAGGCTCAGAGCGTAAAGAGGTAATAAGACTCAAGGGTGGTAAAGGAAGCGGATTCCGCTGGCACGCTGGCAGACGCGTCCAACTTTCCAATGGACTCTATATCAGATGACTTGGCTATGAAGTTCGGCAGAGGTATACTCACTGTACAAGAAGCGATTGACGCTGTAAAGGCTTCTAAGCGTATAGAGTGATAGAGAGGCTAATCAATGTGGATAGCTATTATCATTTACGTTATAGTGGCAAGTTTATTCACGTGGGGATTATGTAAGGCTGCGTCACGCGGTGATAGCTAGCCAGTATATATCCTTATACTTATAAGAGAGGGACGGTGTATAATGTTATCAGCTGAAGTTTACCTGGAACGGCTATGGCAGCAAATGAAGAGCCTGGTCAGTAATCAAACCAATCAAGCCTACGCGCCAGTTTCAACGCACGGCTCTGGGCCCACTATTTCCAGCGCAGTCACGCTAACGAAACCAGCTGGTGCCACGCAAATCATGATTCAGGCCATAACCAAAAATGTAAGGTTCCGTTTGGATGGAACCAATCCAACGGCATCGATTGGTTTCCAATTACGTGCTGGCGCTGACCCGGTTATCGTTTATGTGTCCGGCACAGATATTCGAGTCATTCAAGAGGAAGCCACGGCAAGCCTTCAGTATCAATGGCTAGCATGACATGAATAATTTGCGCATAAATCGCTTAGCATTCAATAGATCATCCAGCGGCATTAGTTATCGTTATCTAATGCGCGATGAGTTTGATACTGCACGCTTGGTGGATAACGTCAACGGTACTCCAGCAGAGCCTGGGCCAGGCAATCGTTTGGTAGTAGATACTGGGCATTATATAACTATAGCCAATGGTGAATTGGTTTTTTCATCTGGCGGTGGTAGCGTAGCAGATCCAATTTTATGGTTAGATTCCGTCACGCGTGCTAATGGCGCTGGAGTATTTGCCAGAGTATATCATAATAACGTATCCACCGCTGGCGTGGTCGGTCCTAGAGTCGGATTTGCTGGCGCTAGAACTGCTACAGGTATTAACAATCAAGGTGTTATGCTAGCTCTGGGTCAATACAATACCAACTCAGTATCGGTTGGCTTACGTGAGATGGGCACGGATATTGCTGGAGTAGGTTCATATAGCAACGTGGCCGTGTATCATGATTTGGCAGTTATATTGCGACCTAATAATGGAGCGCTATATTTTATAAAGTCTGGCACTAGCTATCCGCATTACACTTTATTGCGCGTTACAGAAGGCAGCGGTGGGAACGAATATCCATTTGTAATGACGACCTATAGAACCAGTCAAATAGCGTTCTTACGTTGCGCAGATGCCTCGCAAGCTGTATCAGGGTTAGCTACGCAATTTGGAGCAGCGTCTGCCTACAGCGCCACCTCTGGCGCTGTACTCACTGGTAGCGCTAATACGCATATGGTTGCCAAATGGGTTTGCGCCACTAATGACGTATTGACGCTATTATTCAGGCGCACGGATGATGACAACTGCCTGAAATTGGTATGTACTCAATCGGCCAATACGATCAAGCTATATAAACGCGAAGCCGGAGTTGATACCGAGTTAGATGCTGGCAAAACCCAAACTTGGACAAACGGCACAACTTACTATATTTACATAACTGCCAACGGTTCTACCATCAAAACTTACGTTGGTGTTACAGCTAAGCATTCCACCACTCAAGCATTCAACGCCACAGCCACCACCGCTACAGCTAGCGGGTTCGCCACCGGAGAGGCTAGTTTGTGGGCCATAGGCACAGACGGAGAGTGGGACAACTTGCAAGGTTTTTTTACTGACTCTGACCTGAACCCACCGGAACAAGTGCTGTTCATAGGTGGTAGCATAACAGCTGGAGGCACGTCCACTAATCCATTCCAGACACAGCTAATTACGTGGTGGAATACTACATATCGTGATAAAAAATACGTTCGTACCTCGTTATCCAATAGTGGGTGCGGCTCTTGGACATCGCTAGCTAGAATGGCAGAATTGCAAGCAGTAATTCCAGACATGGTTGTTATAGATTATGCCGTCAATGATGGCGAGGTATTTTTGAGAGGCTCTGCGCCTAATTACGCTAGAGGTGCTGCCGAAGCGCTTATAAGACGTATCCGCACACTTATGCCGAACGCGGCCATAAGTTTGGGTATATATACATGGCCAGACGAACACGACCTAATGGACGCTACCAAACGTGCTGCGCGTGATCTATGGTTAGCTCTTGCAACGCATTATGGCTTACAAATTGGAGCTAATCTAGCTACTGAAATTCGCACCATAGAGGGTGAACCTCTGACGCAAGTAAACATAGACAAATATTTTCCAGCGCATAATGACGTTCACCCCAACGATCTGGGTCATACCACGATTACCAATGCCTTCAAAGCAGCCTGGGCAGTCACTCCATTTCCTAATATAACGCAGGATTGGACACCGCCATTGCCAAGCAGACTGTATAGTGAAAGCGTAGATTTTGAATATGAGCCAGTAACCAAACTAGGCACTGCTAATGACGGTGAAACTGGTACCTGGACAACGGTGGGAACGGCTAGATCATCATCTTCAGCGGGTAGTACAATCTCATATAGCGGTACGTTTGCGTCATTCGGCATGAGCGCTTCTGGAACGGGTGGGTCATTCTCCTGGCGTATAGATGGAGGCTCATGGTCAGCGTCATGGAATATATCGCAATATATGTTACATCAATTGATATGGTACGCTGGGCGTGGATCGCATACAGTGGATATAAAGGTAGACGGTGGAACGGTCCAGATCAATGATTTTGTAATGATCTAATCGGTATATATTTACAGGCCATAAGGCTAGCCAGGGATATCTCTTGGCTAGCCTTTGTAATTCCAAAGTCCATTACCATTAGTCCATCTATTCCAAGGCTAGCCAAGGATTAGCATTCCAGGCTAGTAAAGACAGGATAACCACATGTTACAGTCAATTGGCACACCAGGCAACTTAGCAGACCTCTCGCTGGCTATCCATGCCCAGATATCCACGTCAGGCAAGTTCCGCAAATTCCAGCGCATGTATGCTAAAGACAGGGTAGCATTCGCATACGATATGCTGGGCGCATTAGGCAAGAGGCTAGCATTTTACCAGGAAGAAATTCTTGGGTATTATGACGAGGGCTATACTAGAGTGGCAGTCAGAGGTCCACATGGATTAGGCAAGACGTTTATGGCAGCATTGCTAACCCATCATTCAGTGCTAACAGCAGAGGCAGATGCCAAGACTATAACCACGGCAAGTGCATGGCGCCAGTTAGAAAAGTACCTATGGCCAGAGATAAGAAAGTTGGCTGGGCATTTGGATTGGGCATTGATAGGTAGAGAGCCATATGATCCCAACAAAGAGTTCTTGTCATTAGCCATACGATTGTCATCTGGAACAGTGGAGGCATTCGCAGTGGCATCTGACGATCATAATACGATAGAGGGTGCTCACGCCAGAAGATTAACATACATATTCGATGAGGCCAAGGCTATTCCAAGAGTGACTTGGGATGCAGCAGAGGGCGCATTTAGCAATGCCAAGAATATCAAGATGGCAATCGAGGACACAGAGGGTGATCCAAATATCGATAGATGGGAAGCGCTAAAGGATGGTAGCAAATACGCTGGTAAGATGGCCATCACGCGATTACCATTCAACGGTGGTATAAAAGGAAAAGTGGTTGTGGAGGCAGTCCAGCTGAACCCAGCACCTAGTATAGCCACTAATGCGAGTGGGCTAGCGGTTGTGAAAAATTTGATTGGAGGTCCATTCTCGGAGATCGTAAGCAATAGCGTAAAGGGAGTGGATAGCGTAAGGGAGGCTAGTATTAGGGATAGAGTAAAGAGTGGAAGAATAACGGATGGAGCAGCAGCTATCAGTCTTGGAATGTCAGGGATGGGTATTAGGGATGGGTTAGAAAGTATGGGGGAGGGAGTGGGTATAAGCGTGGATCAGGGAGTGGAGTTTGGTATGGGGGATAACTTGGGTGAGGGAGTGGGTGATGGCTTGGGGGAGGGAGTGGCTTCGAAAGTGGGTGATAACGTGGGTTTTGCCCCACACCACCCCAGCCAACCTGAGCCATCGAGTCCACGCACCTCTGGCGTGCTCCATCGCGTCCATACTTCCCAACGACCCAGGGAATCCAGCAACCCAAGGGCTACCAGCATATCCCAGCAACCCATAGGAACCCAGGGAACCAGGGCATCCCATACTAACCCACTACCCAGCAAAACCCAGCAACCCAGAGAGGTCGATGGTACAATGGGTTCTAACCAGGAAGCCAGCGTTCACGATGGTACTACAGATGAGGCATTCGCATTCGCCATATCTACCCCTGGAGATCCATCAGGCCAATTCTACGACATCCACTCCCATAAGCCAGGGTATGAGGATTGGAAGACTAGACATGTAACAGTGGATGAAGCCATAAAGGCAGGGCGCATATCTAGCGAGTGGGTACGCCAGAGGGAGCGCCAGTGGGGCGCGTCCTCTTCTATATTCCTCAATCGCGTCCTGGGGGAGTTCGCTGACTCTAGCGAAGAGGGTGTTATACCTTTGTCGTGGATAAGGGCTGCTACAGAGCGCTGGAAGGCTTGGCACGCCAACGGGAGGACTCCGCAATCTGGCAAGCGTGCCCTGGGCGTGGACGTGGCGCGTGCTGGGGTTGACAAAACCGTGTGCGCACGGAGACAACGCTTGGTCATCTCCGACATGTACTACTTTTCGAAGCTTCCAATTACATCCCTTGCTGGCTACGTCAAGAGTCTTTCCAGAGGCTATGAGTTGCATATCGAGACTGATGGAGGGCTTGGCGCATCGCTCTACGATATATTACACGAGTCCAATGTACCACTGCTGCGACCCATAACGGTGTCGGGTGGAACGACCTGGGTGGATCGTAGCAAGGAGTTACGCTTCCTAAATGTACGCGCTGCGATGTGGTGGAATATGCGGGAACTATTGGATCCAGAATACGGCTCTGAAGTTATGCTCCCTCCGGTGGAAGAACTCGTGCTGGACCTATCTACGCCCAAGTATGAGATGCAAAAAGACGCTGTAATCAAGCTGGAAAGTAAAAACGACATATCTGAGCGGCTGGGTAGATCCACTGACTATGGGGACTCTGTCTGCTTGGCCTTTTGGGACAATTCCTCGATGGGCGGTGGGATGGTATTTTAATATGAAGAAACTTATGCTGGTATTTATTGTATTCCTATTGTATAGCTTGGCAGTAGCATTTATGGATGACGCTGGTAGCGTGTCGGCTAGCTGGACAGCCAGTGATACCATGCTATATAGCTTGCTTATACTAGGTGCTGGCTTCTTCTTATTAGGTCTGCTATGGGTGGTCGTGCGTTTCTGGGGACAGCCATAAAAATTTTTATAAAATTTTTTGAAATGTTCCCAGGGATGGGATGACTTGGAATGACGCAAGTTTAGTATAGATAGAGGTGGAACTATGGCTAAACAATCGAATGGTGGTGGATCTTGTCTTGCGGCTGCTGTTTTAGTGGCCAGTATTGTGCTATTCGTCCTAGCACTAATCTTATTCCTGTATGGCGTGGAAGCATCCAGCATCCAAGATACATTGATGGCTAGCGGCGCATTCCTGGCCAGTGTCTTTATGGGCATACTGGGTCTGATGGCGGCCATGACGGCTAGATATCTGGACTCGTAAAGGAATTCCATGGGCTTCTGGTTCCAATTCCAGCCGGGTTATACTAGCCAACGAGGGCTTGGCCATTCAGTGCCAGCCAATGTTCTCCACTTAGGACCTACTCAGGCTAGCTGACCCAGCATAAGCCAGACGCGTTGAGCGTAATTTCCAGCAGACGCATTACCAGGCTTTGAGCCCATGTTTTCCAAAAGAGCTTCCGATTATGGAGGCTCTTTTGCTTTCCAGCAAGTTTAGTAAGATAAGACTGTATACCTTGGAGGGCATATGAAGTACTCTGTAATCACTCGTGAAGCGCATATCAAGCGCCAACTATCCTCGATGGATAAAGTGCTGAAATCCACTCAGGTGGCCCAAGTCAAGAAAGTCATGGACATTATCGATGGGCGCATTTTGGGTATGGACCTAGAAGACCTGCTGTACGCGGTTGCTCCATTGGCATTCCATCCTCTGAAGTGCGAAGCTTGCGACCAGCGCGTAGAGACGGCTCTGCGCATGGTGCTGCCCATCGGACCTGGTGTCGGGCATTACGACTTCTGCGGCTCCTGCATGGCGGAGATGGGCACGGCTGTCGATGCCGTAGACTTTGCTGAGCCGCGTGTCAAAGAGCCTGACGTGGTGGACAAATTCGAGTCGTAAAATAACCCACTAATTATTACAATAAACCCAGGAATTCCTGGGTTTATTTTGTTTATAAGCAAGTTTAGTATAGATAGAGGTGGATTATATGGACATAAACGAGAGAAAGGTATTAGCACTGGATTTGCTGCTAAAGGCTCTGGCGATAGAAGCACAGACCTTTTGCGGTGATGGCTATGATGGCAGAGAGCACTATGCACAAGGTCTGGCTAAGCTGGAAATGGCCACGGATATCATGACAAAGGTGTCTAATTATCTCAATGGCCACATCGATACCATCGATATATCTCTGAGTTGAGGTGAACCATGGCCAAAACTAGCGACACCAAATTGACGACCTATACACGCCATTGGCGCCAATTCGTACCCATATCTATCGAGTTTCCTGTCATGCGATGTGGGAATTGTGAAGCATCTTACGTGCTGATTACCATAACGGCTGAGGGTCAAGATACAGACCTGCAATCCAATAACGTCTGGCAAGACACTGCTGACGTGGTTTATTGCCCATATTGCGGCGCACGCAGCCGATGAAACCACGGTACTGCAGGGCTTGCGGTGCAGAACTCTCCTACCTATCTACGTCATACGAGTACGATACTATTACTGGAGAGGTGACGATCACTAGATTGCAAGTTGTATGTCCTGCTGCGCATACAAAAGGCTGGAATCATACTGATGTGCGATACTATACGCGCACTAGCGATGGTAAATGCTATCACGTGGAAGATTACACCTATCCACAATGCGGAGAGGAATTACTGTAATGTACCAACCCAGGCAGCAACCTATTCCTAATGATCGTGCGCTGGCTTACATGGTTGAGCTAGAGTGGATTAGAGATACGGTCAAGGATATGACTGGCCACTTGGCGCTAGCCAGTGAGTATCGTGACTCATTCTTGGCGTTATGCGTGGATATGGGATTGGAGGTGGACTGCGATGACGGTGATATCGCTACAGGGTGGGTTATGGTTCGGTTGGTCAAAGACCTCGTAGCCGATAACGCGCCAATGACCATCGATCAACGTCTAGATATTCTAGACGCGTTGTACAAGTTTAGTATAAGTAAAGGAGACTGACATGATTGGCAAGATTGTGTATTGGGTGATTATTTTTGTCCTGATGCTGTGCGCAGCGTTGCTGGGACACATGGTTTCCGAGTTGTTTCACGTGGCCAGCCGGGAACTGGCTTGGTTTATTATGGCCGCGTGGGGCACGGTGGTGCTGGTGTTCCTGCAGTGGATTGGCTCACGTCTGAATACCAAGGAATAGCCATGGCTGGAAATTTTGTATCGTATGTAGTCAAGACAAGGCTGCCGCGCTGTACTGACGCTGACCAAGAGCCTTGGAGACGTGATGCGCGCCAAAAAGCTGCTGAGCAAATGTACTCCATGGTAAATAAACCAGCCCATCCAGTTCACCTGGTTCGCGTGCAAGAGCGTGTTATACCTAATCCAGCGTCACCCTATGACGAATTACAGATATTGCTGGAGGTTAGTGCCACGTTTATGCCCACGCAAGCGCTGGACGTATTGCACGCTGTATCTAATGTCGTGGTTGGCCTGGAAGCAGAGCGCATCCGAACTATGATACTATCTTTGGGCAATCCCACCAACCAGGGCAAGTGCGAGGCATACCAGTTTGCCATTGCTAAGTTGGTGGGTTTACTGAACGCGGCTGGGATGCCGGACCCACGTGAAAGGATTGCTGGCGATGACTCAGAATGATGGTTGCGGGAATGCACTGGCTAAGCTGATTGGAGTGTGCCTAGTCATTGTGGCGGCATTCTTCTATTATATGGCGTGGCAAGCCATGCTGGAGAAGCTGATGGAGATTGCCTATATGGGTTACGCCATAGGCACCGTGTGCGCTCTGTTCGCTCTATTCCTCTTTATAGGTCCAAGTAAAAGTTAGACGCAGTTTGCTGTATTCATAAGAGCCTCCAGTTGGAGGCTCTTTAGTTTATATAAGGATAGAGTGAGGTGCGTATGAAGTTGAGTATCAGGTTCAAAGGTGGAGAGGGAAGCGGCAACTTTGGTCATGCTGGTAGACCAGGCAAGGTTGGTGGTAGCGCAGCCGTGCAGATATCTTTCGTGGATCCAGTCAGCAAGAAGCCCACTGGCAAGACGTTATCTGATGCTGACCACACCTTGATCAATGACGCGGTGGCCGATATCCATGCCACTATTGCTATGGATGACCCTGAAGCGATTGTCATTGGAAGCTCTGGCGCGGTGGCGGCTGGCTCTTCAGATCCATTTGGACGGTCAACCAGGATTGATGGCAAGAACTATATCTATATTGCGCCATGGAGATTAGATGACCCACCAAGTAAATCTCCAGGTTCCACTTACAATAGAGCCGAGTGGTTTGGGTTCTCTGGCGCTAACGATAGAGACGCGCTGCTGAAGCATGTCGTGAGTCACGAGTATGGACATTTGTGGTGGAAGCAGAACTCTGTGAAGTCCGCAGACCTCGTAAAATTACCTGGAGGTAGCAGAGGACGTGTAGAGACGAACCCAGTATTGACCTCGTGGCGCGATAACGTCTGGAGGGAGCATCGTGGCTCTATGTCAGGCTACGCCAATTATAACGGCTCTTATGAAGAAGCCTTTTGCGACATGTTTGCTAACTTCGTGATGGGTGAGCCCATGCCCAGCGCCATTGAAGATTGGTTTGTGGATAACGTACGCTAGAGAGGTATTATGAAACTGACTATGCGGTTCAAAGGTGGATCAGGAAGTGGGAACTTCGGTCATGAAGGTAGGCCAGGTTTGGTTGGAGGCTCTGCGCCAAGTAATGATACTGCCGCATTAGCGGCTAAATTCGATAATGTGACTGGAACTATTGACGTTATAGGTGGAACTGCTTATGTAGAAGTAGGCAAAGCAAAATTGAGACCTTACGGTTATTCGATCACCAAAGTAGAAGATGGTTTCAAAATTTCTGGTTACGGGTCATCGGCATCCAAATTGAATAAGGTCGTGACGACCTTGGATATTGCTATATCCAGCATAGTCAAAGATTGGTCAAAGAGTCATCCTACCATACGTCCACGTACCATAACGGATGAAGAGAAGACGCTAGACGATGTAAAACCAAAAGGTCCTTACGGATCTTACAAACGCTAGAGAGGCTTAGATGACGCAATATGAAATGTCGCGCACTTGCCAGATAGCCAACCTGGCAGAGATATATGCCCAGTATTTGGGTTATTGCACTGAAGGCACGTTTGTCGAAGTGGGTGCCCATGATGGTTACGCGTGGTCTAATACCTGGGGATTGGCCCAGGCTGGCTGGACTGGACTTTATGTAGAGCCTGTAAAGACCTTATTTGAGCAATGCCGCATGAACCACGCTCAGCACCCTAATGTCATGGTGGCCAATTGCTGCGTGGGTGACGTGACGGGTACGGTCAAGCTATATATGGCGGAGAACCCGACTATTGACACGGAGACGGTTGAGAAGCAGCCGTGGTGCACTTACGATGCTGACAACTTCGTGCTGGCACCCTGCTACACGCTAGACGCGTTGTTGGATCTATTCGAGGTGAGTGCGCCCATAGACGTGCTAGTCATAGATGTAGAGGGTGCTGAACTGAAGGTGTTGGCTGGCGCTAGTATGGAGCGCTGGAAGCCCAGAATGATAATCGTAGAGACGCATGACGGCAATCCGGTGGAGGCATTCAGCTTCCATGCTAAGGCTATCCGTGAGTGGTTCGCTGACAAGCCGTATAAGCTGGTGCAGTGCGATGGTCTCAACTCGATTTACTGGAGGGTGGATCAGTAGCAAGTTTAGTAAATATAGACGGCTAAAGAGTTTGCGACTTGTCGATCAGTGGTACACGATACCGTAGCGATTGGATCGTATGTCCATCGTACCTCTCAAGGGCACTTGAGACATCTGACACTGAACTGAAGCAATGCGCGTGGTGCATGTAGCGCTGGACGGCTCTTTGGTTGAAGTAAATAAAGACACCGCTGCAATCCGGGCAGCGGTGTCTTGGTTATAAGGCTGTTAGTTAGCGCTGGCTAGCGAGTTGAGTGAGGTCCAGCGCTATGCGCACGTTGCGCTCTGCCGCTGACTTGCTGCGAGAGGTCTTGGCGTTGGCCAGCCGCATATTGACATCGGGCTGAATGACCTGCAAGGCATGGTAAAGTCTGCGATACGCGGTGCCTAGATAATACGTGGCGTGGGATGCGCCCATCGGACCAGCGATTACTTTCAAGAGCCGGGTGGAGATAAGAACGCGCACTGGCTCTTCAAGCCTGGGCTTCCACAAAACGGCATCGGCTTCGCGCATGGCGTAACTATCCTCGGCAACCGAGTCGCTGAGCTTGGTAATGGTGTAAGCGTTGCCCTGGATTTGGACTGAATAAGTGGCTAAAATACGAGTGAACATTTTGACCTCTCTAGTTGGCTACGATGAATGGCGTGTAGGTGAAATTGTCTAGCGCTTCCTCTAAAGTGTCGAGGATATCGAGTGCCACGTCCAGTCTGGCTAATGAGACTGGGTTGCTAGCGCTAGCGCTCACGCGCTGCGTCTCAGCTTGTAGATTGGCGATGAGCTTGTCTAGCACAGCTGCCTTATGCTGGAGAGTGTGAACGTCTATCATGGCTTGACCTCTAGAATTCGGCTAAAATTTCAGCGATAACGGTTAGACGGTGGGCCACTTCGCGCTCACGATCTGAGCGGCGTGGATAAGTGGCGTGGTCTAGAATGTCGTCTAATATCTCGCTGATAGAGTGGATTTTGGCCGTGCCCCACTTCATATGGTATTTGGCGTGGATAGCGTTATTGCCTATCAGCGCAATAAGTAAAGCGTGGGTAATGAAGGTTTCTCCATCGATCTTGAGGACGTTGGTATGGCGATTGATGAAATAGTCGCTGCAGGGCATACCGTTGGTGCTGTAATCGATGCAAACTGGCTCTGACGGTTCGGATTTGCGCCAATCGAGTTCAAAATGCTGGATATTGCTGGACATTGGGTGCCTCCTGAGGGCTAGAGAGTGGTAGATGAATACGTGGCTTTACTATAACCGATATCGTGGAAAAAGTCAAGTGGTTTTGCTGGAATTCCACCCATATTTTGTTGGGAAGCAAGTTTAGTATTTATAGATAAAGAGAGGTCCATATGCTAAGTTCAGCTGGTTTTGATGTATTAGTGCAGCGCACCACCCTGATTCCTGGATATCTATATGCGCGTCAAGGTGATATCTATCTAGGTTATGAGATCACCTCGTTGACCAACGTATTGATGCAGGTCGTGTCCCAAGATCCAAAACTGTCTATGACGAAGCTGGGAACGTTTGTCATCACGGAAACCATGACTGGTCCTGACGGAGACATCTTGATCACGGTCAGCCTGTGTCGCACGACCTCTATTATACAGACCTCGATTGGAGCCAAAGATGCGTGATGATCTGGACGGTATTATCAAGATCACGAGTGCGTTGCTGTCGTTGCTGGCCTATGACATGGAAGCTTCCAAACTGATGTGCGAACTGCCGGATAAATATGCGCACGAGCTATCCATGATTTATCCCAACGGTCAGCCGCGTCTCGTAATCACGTTTGGCCGCTTCCAGGTTATACCTGGGGATATGCGGCATATTCAGATTATGCGTGACCTCAACGCTATCTTGGAGCGTAAGTGGGCACGCTTGTCTTTGAGAGCGCAGCCATGAGAGATTACTTGGTCATTTGCGAAGTATGCCGTTATCACGCAGAGCCGTCTGACGAGGTTGTCAAAATGGCCAAACCCATACGCACCAAGACGGCTAAACAACGCGGCTGGAAGCGCTTGCCTATGATTGGCCGCAATGGAGTCATCGACCAGGGATGGTTCTGCGCAAAGCACGTGCGCTTTCAATTACGAGAGATATGCCACCATCCCATGACTTATGGAAACCATCTCACGCCCAGGATATGGTTGTTGGTAAAGCTGTACAGAGCTAACGTGGACGTAGCGAGTGATAGCGTTACAAGTTTAGTATTATGAGGATGGAGAGCACCATGACGATCATTCCTGCAAGAAGCCCAGCCGTGGGATTGTGCGTAATCAATAGTTCTCCATCCCACCATTATTTTGTAGCGTAGCAAGTTTAGTAAATATATAGGTAGCCAACTCTGCCAAGTTCGCTGCCGGGTACGCTTGCCCTCTGAAGAGAAACCACCCTGACGTCCTGAGCGCCAGGGTGGTTTCGTTTACACGCAAGTTTAGTATAAACATAAGAAAGTCAGGGTTGTACCCAAGAGAGGTCTTATGGCAAGCAGTGGCAAGGTTATGGATAGTGCGGTGGATATGCTCTTCACTTGGATAGAGAAAGAGCTAACTGGCAAGGGTGAATTCGATCTGGAGGTGAGGCCAGCCGATACCACTCAGATTATCATGGTCATCGTGCACCCAGGTAATGCGCAAAATAAGGGCTTCGAGGTGTCGCGCCAACTCAACTTGGCGTCACCCATGCTGGCTGTGTCTCAGGTGATTCGCCAGCTGATTGACGAAGCTATGCTGGAATTGAAACGCAATACGAGAAAGAGCTAACTATGGCCAGGGCATCAGGCAATGTAATTTATGGTATCGTTTTGCTGTTCATGATTATCATGGCAGTCGCCAATTACAAGGCTGGAAGTCTGCTAGGAGCCTTGCTATGGAGCGTTCTAGCGGTGGCCATGTTAGTAGCGCTGGTGAAGCAGGTCGTCACTCCCGCACGCTAGAGCCGTTATAGTCGGGTAAAATCCTCTGACGTGATAAGGTATATATTACACGTCAGAGGATTTTATTATTGGAGGACTTCCATGTTAGTTAGTCAGTCTATGACATTGCCCGCTGCCTTGCTGAGCAAGTGCGCTAATCCAGTATTTATCGAAACAGGCTCTTATGATGGGCGCACAATTCAGATGGCACTGGACAACGGTTTCCAGCAAGTGCGCAGTATCGAGGTCAGCCCAGATTGGTATAACGTATGCCTGATGCGATTTGGCGACAATCCCAACGTCAAGCTGTTTTGCGGTGATAGCGAGGAATTACTGGAAGCCATGATCGCAGACCTCGCTGAGCCTGCAACGTTTTGGCTGGATGCCCACATCCAAGAAGGTATAAAAGGGAAGCATGCCGCGCCATTGCTATACGAGCTAGATATAATTGCCAGGCACCCCATCAAGACCCATACCATTTTGATAGATGATAAACGGCTGATGGGTTTACCGTCTGCGCAATGGTCCGAAGCAGGGCTAGGTGATGTAATGCTGGCTCTATATGGGATAAACAAGGATTATTCCATATCTTATGAAGACAGCCTTGCCGCGCCAGGTGATATCATATGGGCCAGGTTGGATTAGCAAGTTTAGTATATTAGAGGTAATATTATGGCGAAACAATGGGTTGAGGCACGTAAGCAGATAGCTATTGATTGGAATGGAGTGCTGGACACGTACACTGGCTGGCGTGGCGCTAGCTATACCTATCCACCGCGTGACGGTATAGCGGAGTTCTTGCAGAGCCTGCAGAGTTATGGCTACGACATTGTCATTATGACAGCGGCTGATCCAGATATCGTGCGCAAGTGGCTGGATGACTATGGCCTGAGCCACTACGTCAAAGAGGTCACCGATCATAAGGTGCCAGCCTTGGTATATCTGGATGATCGTGCTGTACAGTTTACTGGAGATTTTGACCAGGCTCTAGAGCGCATCGTATCTTTCAAGACCTTCTGGGAGCGACCAGATGCCCACGAGGGTGGCAAATTATGATTGAATGCGATTGTCCTGTAATATGCCCTCGTTGCGAGCAGTGGAATATGGCCAAGACGCAGGACATGAGCACTACCATCAGGGTGACTTGTCGGCATTGCGGTCACAAGTTCCTGCTGATATTCAAACCACGACCTACGCATAAACACATATCTATGGCGGAGTACCAAGATGAACCAGACCTTACTGTACCAGTACGAGGCAGTGCGGGCTAGCGGATTGACTAACATGTTCGACACCCAAGCCGTCCACAAGATTGCCGAGCAGTGCCAGTTTACCGAGTTAGCGCAAGCCACGCTTACACCCCAGCACTATAGCAACGTGATTGTGGAATTGGCAGATGCTTACAGCGCAGAGCCTGTAGGCAATACAGCCGATTATCAAGCCTGGTTCCAGCGCACGAAGCTGGAACACTCGACAGCCAAAATGGTTCTAGCGGATAATTCATGAGTCCTCGCAAGTTTAGTAATATATAGACTAAACTTGCTACCGGGAGAAATGCTATGAATTGGATTAACACCAATTACGTGAACGCGCAAGCGGCTCTGGTGAATATGCTCAGTACAGTGCTAGCTGATGGCGTCACCGAGGTCGTGCGCGGTAATGAGACAAAAGAGCTTACCAACGTCACGCTCACCATCAAGAACCCAGCTGAGCGTTGCTTCATCCTACCCAAGCGCAATGACAATATCTTCCACAAGATCGCAGAGACGTTATGGGTACTGGCTGGCCGCAACGATATGGAATTCTTGGTACGCTATCTGCCGCGTGCTGTGGACTTTTCCGATGATGGAAGAACATGGCGCGCAGCTTATGGGGCACGCTTGCGCAACTGGGGACATGCCCATAACGAGGTGCCCGACTTTCTAGAGGTGGATCAAGTCAAACAGTGCGCCAGCCTTTTACATGATGACCCGCAAACGCGGCGTGCGGTCATGAGCCTATGGGACCCTGCCAGCGACTATGGAGATTATAAGGATATCCCTTGTAACAATTGGATCCACTGGCTCATTCGCCACAGCGACTTTGTGGTCAAGTCCAGCACCCAGAATAAATACACTTCTCAAACAATCGAGAGCCGTATGGCTCTGCGTATGAACGTGGCCCAGCGCTCCAGCGATATCCTTTGGGGCTTCAGCGGCATCAATACCTTTGAGTGGAGTGTGCTGCATATGATGATGGCGTACTGGGCTGGCGTGGATATGGGCCCACTCACCTATTTCATTTCATCGTTCCACCTCTATTCCAGGCATTATGATCGTGCGATATCTATCGTGGAGCACTACAAGGGTGGCTCCATTTACGACTATGGCGTGCAACCAGCGGGTGGGTTCAATACGCGTATACAAGACCTCGATTGGCAATTGAACCAGGTGTTCAAAATTCTGGACGCTGGGATTGCTGGGCGTTCGGCTGAGAAAGAACGCGGCTATCTTATGGATCCATTCCTTACCAACTGCCTCCAGATGTTAGAACTGTACAACGTGTATCTGGACTGGAAGAGGGTGGATAATACGATCAATACAGACGTTCAGCGCAGACTGGCTTACATGCTGGATGCTATGCCGGATAATGATTTCAAGCTGGCAGCCGTGGAACACTTTGGTCGCAAATTCGATGGTTTCAATGAATTAGTGGACTTGTCGCCAGAGTTGAGACGTGCCTTGGAATTCGTGCTGGGTGACTGACAGTTTCCTCCCGGACCCTCCTTCAGAACTAGCTAGAGTAATTATATATAAAGATTACTCTAGCTAGTAATTATATACCAGCTATTAGGTTATTATATAATACTGTCGCTACGCTCCAGTATTATATAATAACAGCCGCGCAGCGGCAAACTGATCGAAAATTTATCCAGCCAGGAATAAAGGTTGTGGCATGAGTATTATTTCACGCATTACCCAGGCATTCAGAGCTATTCCAGCAGCCAGAGCATCATCAGGCAGAGTTGACATAGACTCTGTCAGCCAAAGAATTGACGCCATGATTGCTGATGGCACTTTGCCCACGCACGAGACAGCCGTCAGAGGTCTGACAGCGCTATCCAAGCCACGTACTGAGTTGAAGGAAAATAATCGCAAGTCCAGGCTGGACATTCGCAGTAATGACAATGATATGGTGTATGCTATGGCGTATAACCAGCTGCGAGACATGGTACGTGTGCTGCGCGGTAAAGAGCGCTTCAAGGATTTGCCGTACCGTGAAGATCCAAGCCGGGACGAAGTGCTGGCTGAGTACTGGCGCAACGAGCCGATTTTGGCTGGCGCGGTATATTCCATGACAGCCAAGATGGTCAGCTTGAAATGGAGTGTTACAGGTACGCGGCGCAAGGCTATGGAAGCCGCCAGAATGTTTGCCAGAGCCGCGCATTATGGTGGCTATGACTGGGGTGGCTACAAGTCATCGGTGGCGCAAGACTTTTTTACCACCAATCGTGGCGTGTTTATCGAGTTAGCGAAAGAGGGTGACCCGCTGTATTCACCCACAATCGATATTGGTCACATGGATGCGCTATGCTGCACTCTGACAGGCAATAGCCAATATCCAGTGGCATATCGTGGCTATCATAATGGTCAGTATATCCGCTTCCAGCCGGGTGAGTTTATTCACTTTTCCTCGATGAACAGTCCTCGTGAAAAAGACCTGGGAATTGGTTTTTGCGCGGTGGACAGAGCCTTCAGAGCCGCTAACCTTTTACTAGGTTTACACCAGTACGACCAGGAAAAGTTGGACAATTTGCCTCCAGAGGGTGTGGCGGCTATCTCTGGATTGACAATGGATGAAGTCCAGGATGCCTTGCGGTTATGGCAAGCCAAGCGTGAGCAAGATAAGTCGCTGACTTTTC